TTTTCATTACTTTTATTTTATAAAGGTCAGTTATTAGTTCTAATCTACTTCCCCCTTCTAATAATTCTTTATCTACTTCACCCCACAAATCAATAATCCCCACTTCTGTCAGGTAATCAAATCCTTTTTGGTTGGTGAATAGTTTTGTCGGACCGTAAAGTTTGGCCCATTTCATTACCGATATCATTAGTATTCCTATCTCGTAATCACATAACTTAAAATTATCTTCGTTCTCTATGAAGGTATATATTCCTTTTATATTTTTCATTTTTAAATGTTTTTCTCTTTCATTATTATCCAACATATAAAGTATAGGAGGATGATAGGAATTGAAGGAACAAAAAAGGCTAAAATAAATGAGAGTCTCACCCAAGATGAGTCAACCTCAAAATATTCTGCCATACCTCCACATACTCCACCTAACCAATAGTCTTCGTTATTTTTATATAGATGTTTCATAAGTCTTTAATTCGTTTTTATATTTATCTATCTGATTTTCAATTTTTGTTATTTGTTTGTTAAGTACTTTAAGTCTCATTTTTAAATAGAATTCTCTATCACACGCATCTAAATAAGTTTGTTCAACCTTCTCTATTTTTTTCTTAGATGTTGATGGTGGTCGATAACCATAAGTTTTAACTTGTCTTAATTCGTTTAGTGTTCTTTTTTTCATTCTTTCTTTTTCTTTTATCTAATTTTCTAATTATTGTTTTTTCCATTGATATTATTACTTTTTCTAGTTTTAATATCTGTTTTTCTAAGTGTATTATTTGTTCTCTTTTTTCTCTTCCTAGTCTCGCCTCCCAGATTAACCATCCAAAAGCTACTATCTCTATAACAAATAACCCTATTAATAGTATTGTTTGTAACATATTATCTTCCTACTTCTTTTAAATATTTATCTTGTGTATCCTCCCAAGTTAAATCTATAACATCCCAATAAAATAATTGTTGGGGTTTAATTCTCTCTTGAGTGTGCACGTTCTGGTATCTTCTAATCGCTTTTTTCTTCCACCACTTATCCGTGTAAGGAATATCTTCTTTAAATTTCTTCTTTAGTTTGAGGTCTTCCTCTCCAATTTCATTTCTTAAGAACTCACATCCATTATCGTACATCATTGCAAGGTACACTCCTCTCTTAAACCCGTGTTCGTAGTTCTTAGATTTTATTCCACAATATTTAAAAACCTTATTAATAATATTTTGTTTAGGTCCTGTAGCTGTTATTGCTTTATGATGTTCATCTGGATGATTCTTTTTTAACCATGCATTCCAAGGTAGATATATTGAATCATCTGGTTTTAATTTAACTTGACCTGTAGTTTCCCCTAAGGTCTTAAAATGTGGCATCCCATTGTACATAGAATTTATCCCATATAAAGATGTTGTTCCTACAGCTATCAGTTTATTTCCATATTTATTCTCCCACGCATCTCTGATAGTTTTACATGTTGTTAAGGCAGCGATTAATTTCCCCATTAACATATTATATCCTCCTGGTTGAGTACTACATATAGTGGTAGCAATTGCAGTACAATTTAGTTTTCCTTGGTCAAACTTATTAGTTTTATCCCACCCTATATAAGCATCTCTTACTTTGATACTAGTTACATCAGACCCTAAACAAATCAAACCAAGGACTTTTTCTGTTTTCCTATCCCTAACCCAAAATTTCATATTTCGTCCAGGATTTGCAACCCATTCCATTGTATGGATAAGTTTTCTATAGTTTACCCATTCCGTTACACCTTTACCAGATGTTGCTATTTCAACATAAGGGTCTAAGTCATCTATCTCTTTAATAGTAGTTTCTAAATTAAAAACATCGGTAGGGACCCAAAGATTGTTTTGATATGAGTGCAACTTTTTCTTTACCTTTGACATCTTACCTCCTTTATTCATCTCTTGCCACTTTTTATAAAGTGTTTGTTCTTCTACAGTCATAGTCTTAAGCATATCAAGATTATCAATAAGTTTTTGTTTCATCTCATCAAAATTAAAATCATCTTCTTGTGTTTCAAATAAGTCTAGTTGTTCATTCATATTTTAAAGCTTTAGCTATTATAGGGAATTCTTCCATAAAGATACATTTTATTTCTTTTGCAATCAACTGAATTTCCTTCTGTGCATGTTCGTCATCCCTCAATTCTAAAAAGTGAATCCAACTTCTTATGGAACCAGTCATATGAATTCTAGTCTTTGTACATAAAGGTAATATCATTCTTGCCGTTTCTCTGGCTACCCCATCTTCTAACAATCCTTGGTACATTCTTTTTATATCTAATAAAAGTACTTTAACTTCTGGATGTGACTCTTTAAGTATCTCTGTAGAGCTTTGTCTATTATCTTCACACTGTTTTCTAAATTCTACTTCTTCAAACATATCCCCCAATAATTCTACGTTTTGGTATCTTTGGCTAAATTCTTGGAAGGTAAAGGACCTATGTCTTATGAGTTGGATACCAATAGCTTTACTGGTTTCTATCTCTACACTCATATGAGAGTGTTCAAAGGGACTCCAATGTTTATGTTTGATGAGATAATTTAATAGTCCTTCCGATTTAGAGGTTTTATCTTCCCTTTTAGAACTAACTCGGGCTATATAAACTATATTTTCTTCTGCTTTAGGGGTTACACTAATTAACGATACTTTCATCTTATACTCTTTTTGAGGTACCTATGATTTGGTAGTAGTCTTTTTTTCCTTCTAAGTAATCTTTTGCTAAGGTCAACATACTCTTAAACATAAATGCACCTGTAGTTTGTTTTTCACACTTAGAGAATAATTCTACTAAAGTGCCTATTAATTCTAATGATAAAGAACCGGTACCGTCTAACCAGGAGTAATCTCTTGCTATCTCATGTGCGTGAACTAACTGGTACTCATCTCTTTCGTCGGTGGATGTGAAAGGTTTAACATTGTCATAAATTTCTATAAGTTCTTCTACTAAACGTAATGTGTCTTTTCTATAAACTTCTCCTTTGACTATTAAATCTACAATCCAATGAGTGTGTGAGGGTGTTCTTAATCTTTTAGTTGGTTCTTTATATTTTACAATAAAGTCCAACTCTGGGTTCTCTCCTCGAAATCCTTGGAAGATGGCCACAATCGTTCCATCTGTTAGTTCAAATTGGTTAAGGGATTCAACTCGAGGACCATTCTTTATTTTATATTTTAATTTATCCATGGTCCAAATTTACTAAAATAAATCTATTAAATCCATTATTAATCTCACAAATCCATAAACTGCAAATAAAGCGGTTATGAATGCAAAAATGGTTAACCCTATAGGAGGGATATGGTTTCTAGGTTTATTCTCTTTGTCCTTACAAGACTTACAGGGTTTCTTTTTCATTCTTCTTTAAAATTTTCTGACTTTAATAATTTTCTAAGTGTTTCTTTTTCTTCTAAATTTAAACTTTTTGGTAACTTCTGTTCTAAATGAATATACATGTCCCCAGACGCACCCATATCATTAACGAATCCTTTACCGTGAGCTTTAAGGGCTTTAGTCGTGTCATAAAGAGGTGGAACTTTTATTACTATTTTTCCTTCAAAATGGGGTACTGTTAAATCTTTACCTAATAATGCTTCAATAGGAGAAATGTTTGTCGTATATAAGTAATCTAATTCTCTCTTCTTTTGGTGGGTCGTTTCTTGTATTTCTAAAATTAATAACATATCACCAGCGACACCATTAAAAACCTCATCACCTCCTCCTCTTAATTTAAGGAAGTGGCCATTACTACATCCTCGTGGGATAGAAAAGCTAACAGTCTTATGGTCTACTACCCCTCCGTTTAGGAAACCAGTTCCATGGCAGACGGGACATTCTATATGAGTGACGGACCTAAAAAAAGAAGTCCCTCTTATTTGTTGTACAACCCCATTACCGTGACATTGGGGACATCTCTTACCATTACTTTGTCTTTTTTGGTACACAACACTCTTTTCTCTTCCCCAGTAAGTTTCATCTAAGGTTACTCTTACACTTAACTTTAAATCTCTACCTCGTGATTTTCTAGGTGCCGCCCCTCTATTAGGTCCCCCTCCTCCAAAAAATTGTTGGAAGGCTTCGAATGGGTCAGGACCTCCTCCAGCACCCCCAAAAAGGTCTTCTAAATTTATACTACCACCTCTATCATATTTAGCTCTTTTTTCTGAATCTCCCAATACAGAATAAGCTTCGGATATCTCTTTAAACTTTTCTTCCCCCTCTGGATTTTTATCTGGATGATATTTAAGAGAAAGCGAACGATATGCTTTTTTAAGTTGTTCTGGTGTGGAATCTTTACTTACACCAAGTATGTCGTAATAATTTTTCATAATGAAGGCAAAAAAATACCATATAATTCTGTTTAATAATAAAGTTAAGAAAAAATTAATTTTTAGTTCTAACTTGCAAAAAACAGTAAAACAAAAATATAAACAATTACTCAAAAAAACAAGTGTTATTTTTCCTATAAATGTCCTTAATAAGAAAATTTGTGTATTTGAATTGGCTTTAGTTGCTCAAAAGTCGGAAAGGACTCCAGATAAACTAATAAAAGATAGTTTAGGAAGATGGCAAAAGTTAAGTATAAAAGGAAGTGATTACTATTTTACTGAGGTAGAACCCTACCAAATAGAAGAATCTTTATATGACCATCAAACTTCCTCTCGTATAGAAACACCAAATTTTATAGAGACCTATGTTCCTAAAACAGGTGTATGCCAAATCTTTAGTTTAAATAATAAAATAGTTGTACAAAATGATGATGAATTCTCTATTTTTAGTTTAAAGAATGTAAATGAAGCAAAAAGATTTATGGATTGTATTGCAAAATATTTTAGAAGAAATAATATTATGAATTGTCTCTTAGTGAAAGATTTCTCCACTATTCAACGAAAACAACTTTATAAGATTTTAGAAAACAAAGGATTTAAAAGGTCCTTCTTATATAAACACTACACACAGTAATTATTCACTCTTCTTTTTTTCTTTTATAAAGGTAAAATTGATGTCAGAGATATTAACACTAAAGCTTTCACTTTTTTCTATTTCTAATCTAGAAATGTGGGAAATTTCTTCTTGGATTTCACTGTGTAGTTGAGATTCGATAGTAACTACTATATCTATTTCTTGGGTTTCTACTTGGAGATTATTTATACACTCTGCAACCTCAGCAAATTTTGCTAAGTGTTCTTTTAATGTCCTATTACTTTTTTTAGTCTCGTCCATAGAGTGTCTTTCTTTACTTCCTTCTTAACTTTCTTCACTGGTTTCTTTACACTATTTCTAATATTTGTCTTGTCCACCAATTTTATGTCCTCTATAATCTTATTTTTTAGTTTCTCTGTCTCCTGTTGGTCTCTTGTCACTTGTTTCATGAGCCACTCCTTTGAGTACTTTTGGGATTTCTTTGTCATTTAATATAGATTTATTTAATATATTATTTTTAGTAAAGGACATTTCTTTTAAATCTTGTAAATTACTTTCTATAAATAGTTTTTCTAATTCCATTTTTTTAACTTGGAGAAGTCTTTCTTTTTCTTCCCTTTCTTCATTATTCTGTATGATAAGTTTTCCAACTTCGAGTACCTTTTCTACTGTTTCTTCGTTGAAGGTTGAGAATAGTGATACCGATAGGTTTCCATTCTCAAAAGTAGTGTTCACCCTAGTCGCAATATTATCTCCATATACCTCACTGAATACCCATCCCGCTGGTAGATTCAGGTCTACAATGAAATAGGTTTCATGTAATCTAATACCAGCAAAAAAAGGAAGTAATGAGTCTATTTGGTTATACATAATAAATTAGAGGATTAAATAAGTTATAAAATAGGAAATGGTAAGTCCTAATGCTGCTAGTTCTAAATAACTAATTTTCATAGGACGAGGAGGGTTACTTAATAAATTAAATAAAAAGGTACCTAGAAAGTATAGACTAACTAGTATACTAAATACAAAAAACAGTAAATACCCCCAACCATTCATATTATTTTTCTTTTGATACTTGTAGTATCTCTTTTCTTAATTCTTGACATAACGCCTTTATATCTTGTGCAGATTTTCTTGCTCTAATACCAGCACTTTTATTTTCTTTTTCAAAAAATTTAGTTGTGTCTACTGATAGACATTCAACTAGTTCTTTAAGTTTACCTAATGTTTCCATAATATTTATTCTTCTTCTTTATTTAAATTATTATTATATGATTCCCATAAGCTTATAGCAGTCATTGTTTGGGAAATCTTTTTACTCAGTTCTACTGCTCTGTCAGCCAGTTCATTAAAGGAAAGAGCCTCTTGCTCTCGTAGAACTCTTTCTAGTTCTCCTTCGAGTAGACTTTTCTCTACAATTAACTTACTACTTACTATTTCAAACAATCTTTTATTCATAATATAGTTTTTATTCACAATTATAACCTAAAATATAGTGGTTGTCAATATTTTAGATTGTTTTCTAACATTTTATACATTTCTGTGTAAATATCTAATTCGGATTTGGTTTTTTTGGTGGAGGGTGCAAATAATACTTTAAAGAAGTCCTCCACTTTTTTCATTAATACTGGACTAGGATTCTTATAGAAGGTGTCTTCAAAAAACACCCAAAAGTAATCATAATGATTTCCATCTTTATTAAAGTAGATACATTCTTTTTTAAAATTACTAACTACCTTATCCCAACACCAATTAAAATGATTCTGTTGGTCTTCTGGTGTAATTACCGCGTCTGGCCCCAAATAAGTAGTATTAACTAAATTGTATAAAGAATTAATGAAATCAAAAAAGAGATTGGACATTTCTAGAGTCATGCCATTAGCTTTTATCCATAAATCAACGTCCTTCTGATTTAAGGGTTCGGCTATATACCTTAAGAATTCATGTGGGGTAAATTTTCTTCCTTCCATACCTAAATTATAATAAAGTTTATGAAGGAATAAAGGATTACTGTGTTTTCTTATTATAAGTGAATAAATGTTTGATGTTATCCATATCGTGACTTACACTTTCACTAATGGTTACAACTTCTTCTTCCTCCGTCGAATCTTTTCCATCTAAGTTTCTATCTTTTAAGAGACCACTAGTAATTCTTTCTTCTTCCTCACCTTCTTCTCCATCCTCACTAGCATCATCATCAGAAGCCCAACCTAAACTCACATTAGGGTCCGTATCACCTTCTAAAGATTTAATATTGGTTAAATCAGGTCCTGGACCTAATTCTGCATCGTTAAACATATCTAAATCTGCGTCGTAATCAAAATCAGCTCCTGGATTATCACTTAATGCACTTACATCAATATCCCCTCCCAATCCAATATCACCACCTAGGGAAATATCACCAGATAATGGAAGTTTTATTTCTAATTCATTAACAACACCTTTCTTATGAACTAATTTCATAAGTGCTTTTTCTGTTTTTTTACCTAATTTACCATCTACTGGAATACCCAACTCTCTTTGAATTTCTTTAATACACTCTACTGTTGTAGGATTCATTTTACCATCTGCTTGTATATTCTTGTAGTTCTTTACTGCCTTACAATACTCTTGTATCTTCGCAATAAATACTTTTGGTTGTGTTGGTAATTCTTGTGTCCCACGAAATACTCTTTGTTTCTTTCCTGTGTCTTCTCCTTTCGTTGTCTGTTCTTCTCCTTGTTCATTCATCTCCACTTCTTGCCATTGTTCTCTAATAACTTGTAGTTTTTTTATACTTTCAGGAATAAACCCAGGATTAGGATGTTGTGTCCAATCGTTTGGAATTGCGTATCCGTCTGGTCCTTGTAATTTCTTATGTTTAGCTTTCATGGTCTTCTGAATCTTTTTACCTAATTCACTTGGAACTACGTTTGCAACTTGTTGTCCATCGGACCCTTTACCATCATTATTGCCCGTTTCGATTGACCCGTCAAGATATTGTTTAAATCTTTCTTTAAACTCATCTGATGGTTCAGTATCATATTGTAAGTCTGTCATTCCACCTCCTCTCCAAGTATCAATATAGTCTTCTTGGTCTGTACTATTTCTATACATTGGAGACTCATAATCTGTTTTTGAATTATTTTGATGTGGAAATTCAGGGTTACTATTATTTTTATATTTAAGGTAGTCTTTAATCTTTTTAACTATAGTATCTACTCCTTCCTTATTATCTCTACCTGCTTGTTTGTGTACTTTAGCAGTCACTGCTAATCCAGGAATACTGTCTTTTTTGGTAGCCTCTTTTAATCTATTTTTTAATGCATTAAGAGTAATTTCTTTTTTAACATCCTTCGCAACCAACTCGTTTACAGATTCTTTTAAATTTTTCTTTTTATTTTTCACTTTATAAGCCATAGTTTCTTTTATTTTTATATAAATATATGTTTATTGTTCATATTTAGGTTTATTACCTTTAAATGAATACATTTTTCCTGTTGGGAGGTTCATTGATGCTACACCTACGATTCCAGCGGCAGGGTCAGTAACAGGAGATTTATAAAATCCTCTTGTAATTATTTCTTCTAATTCTGATTTTTTATACCTCTTATTCTTACTTTCTGATTCTTTAGATTTCTTATCACTCTTTATTTTTAATTTTTTACCTAAATTACTATCCTTCATTGATTCTCTAACTATATTAAGGACATATGATGTAGGTCTGTTTTTCTGTTTTGCAACTCTCATAATACTTTCCATTAATTTACCACTCTCATAAAACTCTAGAGAACTAATTTCTCCCTGATTACAATATGGGAATTTTCTACACTTATCTTTTACTTTTACATATGTACCACCAGGGCCACCCCATTTAGGGAAATTAGGGTCACTTACTGCTCTCCAATTAGATTTGTTTTTTGCCCAAATTGCAGGTTGTGAATATGCTCCTGAAGAACCTGACCCAGTTTGTTCTCCCATCTCTTCTTCCTTATTCTTTCTCTGGGATTCTGGTTTACAAATTTTATCTGTTGAACACCAGTACTCTCCTTTGGGACATTTTTTCTTTGCTTCAGTAATAGAGGTTGTTGGTTCCCAGTTTGGGATTCCAGATTTTTTCTTCTTAGTTTTTCTTTTAGTACTTTGTGATATTCCAGGAAATGGCATCTCATAAGCTCCAGAAGAACCTCCTGTCATTGTTTGTTCATCCATTTCTTCCTCATTTTCTTCATTTAAATCATTAATATCAATATCTGAATCTAACGCTTTTTTTACAGTAAAGTAAGAGTCTCCTCTTCCGTATTGTTGTAATGCATTATCTACACCCTGTTCTACAGTCTTATTGAATTGGGTTGCTTTGTTTATCCCTGTCCTTACATCTGTCATTATCGTACATTCTTAAGTTGTGGTTCCCAAAAACTTCTTCTTAACCAAAAAGTTCTATAAAGTTCTATCAATACTTTAGTACTAATATCTACCACTCTTTTTTTATGCTCACGTGAAAATTTGGAATTCGACGCAGCAAGTTCTTTACCCACTAAATCTATGACTGTATTTTTAAATTGGGCTTTCTTAAGGAAGTCTTTAATTTCATTCCTTGAGATTCTTTCAATTTCTTTTTTATCGGTTGCTGTTAAAGCCATTAATATAGTTTTATATATAAATATAAGGAAGGTAAGATAACTACTGGATTTTATCTAGGACTATTGCGGCGGTAGTGATGGTAGCTGCTCCCAGAAAAAAATGAATGATAGGTTTATTGTACCATTTAGGTTTTAACTCATCTGTTAAGTCAATATATAAATCTATTCTCTGGGACAATAGGTTTGTTTTTTCATTCATAAAATGTAACTCTAAACTATCTTGGTGGTGTAATCTTTTATAGTTAAGTAGTTGGGTGTTTAGTAACTTAATTTCTAGTTTTTGTAAACTATCGGTTTGTTCATATACTTGAAATAGGGAGTCTATTCCTACCATTTCTTTATCTGTTAGAGTGTGGGTTTGTGTAAAGGCCCATACTGGGGTTAACAACATTAAAATAATAATTAATTTTTTCATTTTTTCTTTAATCTATTCCTAACTGATTTTGCAGCATTATTACCCGATTTCTTTTTTACCTTTGGTTTTTTCTTTCTTACGTTTTTAAGGTCTTGGTTGGTTTTGGCTATTTTCTTTTTAGTTACTACCTTTTCTTTTTTTACTTGGTTAATCTTTTTATCAACTTCTTTAGTTTGCTTCTCATTAGATTTTATGTTTTTCTTTATTTTCTTTACCTTTCTACTAGTATTTTTATTCATGAACCAAACTAGTCCGATGAAGAACCCTACAGTTCCTACAATATATTTCCAAAATTTTTTAATAAATTCCATAATTTCTCTTTTAAGCTTCTAATTCTTGGTCTGTCTCTTCCTCAGTTTTCTTTCTACCTGCTAATACTTGAGCCCATTTAGTAGAAAAGACATCATAATATTGAGTTAATTTGTCTAACATCACACTAAAATCATCATCTATTTTAATCATAGACCCGTTAATGTATACTCCGTTTGTTTCTCCCACAGCATAGAAGAATTCTAAGTCAAATTTTATTAGGGTACCTGACCATTCTATATTATTTTCATAGATATTAAGAATGTTAAAATCTACTAAGTCTGCAACTTGTTCTATAAATCCATCCATTGTTTCTTGAAATGCGGATTTCTCTTCACCCGTTAGATTAAGTTCTTGTGGTGTAGTTCCATGAACAATTATTTTACCTCCACTCACAACATATTCTTTTGATTTCTCTTTTTTCTTTTTTTCTGCAAACTCATCTGTTTCCACTTCTTCTTGTTGTTCCCTTATAGCATTTCTACTTACCGCTATCATATTCTTTATATCGTCATATGCATTATCAACTAATAAACTTCTACTGTTATTTTTCATTGGTTATTCTATTTTTTAATTCTTCAAAATTAAATGCTGGACTAACATCTGTCCAGAAATTATTATAGTTACTTCGACTAACTAATCCTTTAAATTTATTTATACCTTCAACTCTTACATTATGTCCTACCATGTCTAGTTCTAATCCCATATCTTCTTTTAACTTATTTATTACGTTTGCACATGTATTTAATTGTTCTTCTGTATAAGTTGCCCAGAAAAAATGGTCTCTCCATTTTTTTTGTAGAACCTCTCCTCTATAAGTATCACCAATCCAGTTGGTGTATCTATTATTTTTGCTGTTCTTTTTTAACCATCCCATATTTTCTAATACTATAAATACTCCACAGTCATCTACATCTGATTGTCCAAAAAAATTAGAAGTGTGGGTTGGTGGGATTAACTCAATAACTTTTCCTTGTCTAGTAATTAGAAAATGGGGAATTTTAGAATATTTTCCATCCATTCGATACTTTAGACTATTATAGTAATTTATGATATCTCTTCCACTATGACATAATATTATCTGTGTTTTAGGTTTCCCCACATCTACAGAATAGAACGTATCTTGTATGTCAGTAGTCTCTATCATTTTCTTTTCTTATATTTTAAAACTTTTCTTTCTTTTTGAGTTAGTTTATCCTCTATTTTTAAAGGTAAGTCACTATCTAAGGATTCTAAAGTTATTTTTTTATCTAATTTCACTTCTTTTTCTATATCGTCTGTATCAGCTGAATCGGATTCGTCCTCTTTATCGAGAGATGAATTAGCAACATCCTTTAATTTATCCTGATTTTCTTTTACTCTTTGTTTAAGTAATTCAAATGGTTCAGTTATATTATCTTTTTCTCTTAATCCTACTGGGGGCTCCATATCTTTAATGGGTTCCTCTTCTTTTTTTTCTACTGGTTTTAACTCAGCTAAAAAAGACTCTAATTTTTCTAACTCTTCTTTAGTTGGTTTGATGGGTTGTAATCCTTCTGGTGGATTTGTCCATACTACATTTTCAGGTAATGGTTCACTTTCTGAGTTCTCTACCTCTTCTTCATTATTTTTATCTAACTCTCTAGATATTTCTGTTTGACTTAGCTCTTCCATTACAACATCTCGTGGAACTATAGGTTGTGGTGTGTAGTGGGGTGAAGGAACTTCTACCTCTTCTTCCTTACGTCCACCTTTTATCTGTGCAAATGCAAAATTTGCAGCTACTACCAGTGCAATAGCTAATGGGTCAAAGACGAATATAATTAAAAGTAAAAACCAATTAACAACTTGGTCCATTGGCCATCCTGTAATTTTAGCCAAATATTTAAGGGGACCTAATTCTCTTTGGTCTTCATTGTCTATTTCTTTTTCTAATAAAGCCATGTCTGTTTTGTTTATAGAATCTAATATAGCTTCTAACTTTATATTAAGAACATCTCTATCTTCAATTGTAGTTTTTAATTCTGCTTGTAATGCTCTTCTTGCTGAACTAGATGTTGTCGTAATTACTTGTTCTGCCTCTTTGTCATACCACGATACCTGAGTTGGATTTGAAAGTGATGTTCTTAAATCAGAAATAGTTTGGTTTATTTGAGTTTTCTCTAATAGTAAATCTTCTTTGGTTTCTTCAAACCTAACTTGTTTTTGTTCTAATATAGCTAATGATTTATCTAGTAATTCAGATTGAGTTGCGGTTGATTGATAGGCTCCTGATAAGAATCCGTATATTCCCCCAGACGTAATTACCATTAAAACAAAACAGGCTATCATTAGATAACCTTTTAAAAATGTATTTATTGTTTTCCAATATTGGTACAATAAAGATGCTACCACAAGTTTTGCAAATTCTAAAGAACCCGCCATTATTATTACTTGAGTGGAAGCTCCTGCGAAGAGTTTACTCAATCCAAATACCGAATAAAATGCTGCTGAACCTGAAACTGCCAGTGCTGTTAGAGCGATAATAAAAGGAAAAAATCTTTTTTTCATAGTTAACCGTTTTCTATATAAATATTAACGGCTCATGTAGTCAAGTAAAGTTTCACTCTCATTTCTTAATTTTCTTAAAGCTTTTTCTTTAATTTGTCTTACCCTTTCTTTTGTTAAACTAAAGTCTTCTCCTATTTCTGCTAGTGTTTTAGGGTAACCTACTAGTCCAAAATATTCTTTAACAATTACCCCTTCCCTCTCATCTAATACTGACATAATTTCAATTAATTCTTGTTTTAAACTATCATTATTAAAATATTGAGCGTCTGGTGCGTCTGATTGGTCATTAGGTATTAGTTCGATTAGAGTGTCTCCATCTTCGTTTATAGGTTTACTTAAATTAATGGTGGTAGGTAACATACTCAGTTTACCTTGTAGTTGAGAAACTTCTCCATCTACAGCTTTTTTAGCTCTATGTAATTCCTGTACTATGTTTGCTGGAAGTCTAATTGTTCGTGCATGTTCATTTAGTGATTGGAGAATGGATTGTTTAATCCACCATACCGCATATGAAATAAATCTATATCCTCGGGCCCAATCAAAATTGTTGATGGCCTTCATTAAACCGATATTTCCTTCTGCTATTAAGTCTGGCAAATCAATTCCTTGATTTTGATAATCTTTGGCCACACTAATAACAAAACGTAAGTTTCCTTCCATTAATTCTCTTTCAATAGAGTCTTTTTGTTGTGTGGTAACATCTTTACTCTGAATTATTTTAGATAGTTCTTTTTCTCGAGCAGGTGTTAATACTTTCAACTTTCTAACATCTTTAAGATAATGTTGTATTTCGTCTTGATTTATGTAAGTTCTTGATTTTCGCATATAGTTTTTTATATAAAGGTTATACAATAAGTGTACCACTAGGGGTAGACCTGACAGTTTGTCAGTTTTTACTTTGGTCTTTTAAAAATGATTTTTCTTCGGGAGTTAAGGAGTCTATTCCTTCTGCACTAATTTTATCTAAAATTGTGTCTAAATCCAAAACAACGGGTTTCTTTGGTATACGTACTTCTTCGCTACTTTGTTCTGGATTTTCCTTAGTTTTTATTAAATCTTTTAGATTTTGTAATACTACACCATCATCATTTCGTGGTGCTTTACTACTTAAAAGGTGATGTTTTAAACTTTCTTCCATTCTAATTCCAAAGTTTCTTGTTTTTGGGGAAAGAATATAAACCTCTACAATATCTCTAAATGCACTATCAAAATAATCATTTATCTCTGCAAAATCCTCTTTACTCCGAAAGATACAAATAAGAGCATTATCCGCATGGACATATTTAATTGTTCTTGGACCAGACGTGACAGGAGTTAATACCTCAATGAGTTCCGTAATAATGTCAGTGATATCACTCCAGTATCCCATTACCATTAAAAGATACTCCTTATTTCTTTTATTTTTATTTTTCATTTTATAAATTTTTAGTAAGACAAAGATAGGTATATTTATTTATATAAACAACGATAATGATAGAAAAAAAATCTGCACACGATAAATCTAAATCTAACTACACTATAGGTGTGGGAAAAAGTAAATCTAACGCAAAAAGAGCTGGAACGGATAAACCTCAGGAATTTGAGATAACTAGTGGATGGCCTGAAGGTGGATATGATAAGGATGGAGCAAGATTAAAATATGATAATCCTTCACATGAAGGGGAAGCGTGGTTTCAAAGTCAAAGTTTTAATGACGTAGAAAGTAATAAACGTCCTTTACACCCTGATAAAGATTATCTTAATCCTCATGATGAACAAACAAGTGATGACCATATAGAAAAACATGGTATGGAAGGGAAGGATAAAGTAAATTGGAGTGAGAATCCTAATAATGATACCAAAAGCCATAAAAAAGGAGGATTTCTTAAAGTAAAAAATGATGGATGGACAGGTAATGACCATCTAAATAAGAAAATAGAGGTGGATAAGTCTGATAAGGATTTACCTTTAGTAGGCTACGCTCCAATTAACCCTAACTTAGAGAAAAAGCCTAATATTTATAATATAAACGAAAATATAAAAGATATGAAAAAATTTAATGAACAAATCGACCGTATTCAACAAATGATTTTATTTGAAGAAGGGATGTCTTATAAAGATGTTCAAAGATTAACTGAAGGTCATGGTGATGACGGTTTTGAAGCTGCAGACCCACCAGCACAACCTGGAGTAATGACGGGGGACGATGGAAGAGCCTTCACTACTACATGGGCACATAGTGTCGGTGACGGATTAAGTGATTCACCAGAAAATATATATGCTGTCTATACTCAAGATGGTAGAGCGGTTTCACCAACTGAAGATAGGGATGGTGGATTTTCCTATGATGCAGAACAATTAGCTCAAGCACAAGATACAGATTCTGGAGGTGGGATTAACATTTATAGAGGTGTAAGTGGAAGAGAAGGTCTTTCGTATAGGTCACCGAGTAGTGGTGCTTATGGTCTTAGTAACCCAGGAGGAAATATCTTTACTGTCAGAGATTCAGGAGCATGGGGTGGTACTTCCTCTAATCCTTGGTATTGGGGAACATATGGAGAAACTGCTGCTGACCCTTATGGAGTATCATATGCGTCCTACCCTAGTGAAGCGGACTATACTACTGCGAGTCAAGCGGCTCAAGATGCACAGAGTTGGTGGGGACAAGCGGGTCATACTAGAGGACAACAAGGTGAAGTAGGTAAAGTTATGTCAGATTATCCAAATCAGGCAGCCTACCAAAGTGCAGTATGGGCACAACAAGACACGAACTTAGCTGCCAGAAATAAAGAAATAAAAGCACGAACAATAAGAAAAGGTCCTAAAGCAAAAAGTGGATTAGGAAGTGGAGCTGTAGGAGCACCGTTTGGTTCACAAGCTGCAAGTGGTAAAGGTAAGGGTAAAGGTAAAGGTAAAACTAATAAAGCGGGTAGTGGATTCGTCACAGAAAATAAAAAAATTATGAAAAATAGAAAAGTTATAAAATTAACGGAAGAAAAGTTAAGAAAAGTAATAGAAAGAGCAATATCGGAACGTCCTAAAAAACTTACTATACAAGAAAGAATAAACAAACAGTTTGCAGACGCACGAAAAGTTCTATTAGAAAAAAAGAACTGGATTGGTGGTGCTTATAAAGATGCGAAAGACGATAAGTTGACTAACTACTGTGGTGGAAAAGTAACTTGTGAATGTGTAGAAAAAGCATTAAAAACTAAAAACTACGCCCAAGGAGCAAATCTTTATTTAAATACGGACAAAACTAGATGTAAGAGTTTACAAAAATCTAGAAAAAAAAATAAATAATGTCAGTCCGTAAATCTCTTCAACAAATATTAAGAGAAGAAACTCTTATGAGAGAGCAGTTTTCTGATGACCCAAATGCATTCACAACAGATGTGACTGATGTAACGTTTACGGGTCTCGAAAGTTATTTTCCCGAATATAAAGGTCATGACATGGATATTTCATATCTTAATTGTTCGGTAAATTGGAGATTTGAATTAGAAGCAAGAAGTTGGGGGATTAAAGATGTGAGTTTTTATACCACTAGTGTACTAATAAATGGGTGGGTTGAAATTTATGATGAGGACTACACTAAAGTAGAAGTCGAAAAAGAAATAGAGTTAGCTGTTGATGATATGGGTGGATTTAGTAGTGATGACCCTGATAAGTGGTATTATGTAGATAATACGTCCGAAGATTTTCGTACTCCTATTTTTCCAGTAGAGTTAGAGATAGATTTAGAAGATAAAACAGTTAACGTAATCTGGAATTAACCACCGTACTTAGATGTTTCTGTTCCACTAATACTAGAAACATTATTAACCTTTTTAATAGTAATATTATTGTCACACCATTCTTTAACTAAAGAATTATGTGTTATCACCAGTATCTTATCAAAATAGTCTTTTATTTTTATAAAAAAGTTTCCTATTAGTTCTAAATTCTCATCACTTACTTTTCCAAATACCTCATCAAAACATACAATATTAGGTTTAGGTAAAGAACATACTTTAGCTAATACAGCACGTAAAGCTAAAGATGCGATGGTTCTCTCATATCCACTTCCCGAAGATAATAATTTTTCTACATTAGTATCATTATCCTTCATCCAGAATTCTAATTCATTTCTGTCATTTAATTTTAATTCCATACTAAAGAGAGCACTTTCTGATAATAACCTATTAAGTTCGCCATTGATGTAGGGAATAGTATTTCTTAACACAATCTTTGATATCCCATTCTTACCATAAGCAATCAGATAAGATTTAAAAATTTTATCAATCTCTTCTTCTGCTTTAATTTTACTAATATTATTATTGTTTTCTTTTATCTTATTAGTATGAGTAAGGTTAACTGCTTTTAAATTAGTAACTTCATTCTTTAGATTGTCTCTTTCAGCATATAAACTATCTATCTTAGTTCTCAAAGTCACCATTTTCTGTTCTATCTCTCTATTTTCTTTTAATCTTTTTTCGTTACTGGTCCACAACTCTAACTTTTCTTTCTTGTGCCTAAGTTTTATTTCAACATCTTGTAGTTGGAGTTCGTATTTGGTTTTCTTCAATTTACTTCTTTCGAATTCTCTCCATCCATCCATAGTTTCTTTATGGATATTTACTTGAGTTTGCAAATTATCTATTTCTTTTTTACCTTCTTTTACACTATTCTCACTACTTGTTATTATCGTTAATTTATTTTTTATTTCGTCTTGGTGGTTTACATCATCTAGAGGTCGTTTACAGGTAGGACATATTTCACTCTTTTTAAGTTCTTCTATAAATTTTTTATCATCTATTATATTTTTTTCTAAAACTTTTAAATTAATAGTTTTTTCATTCAAACTTTCTTTTAAGGTATTATGTGCATTCTCATCATATTCTTTTTTAGGGGATTCGGGAACAATAGTTTCTAATTCTTTCTTATTTTTTAGTACTTGTTCTTCTAGTACTCCCATTTCTCTTTTTAACTCTTTAGGGTCCAAAGTAAGTAAAGTAGTATCTATAGTCGTATATTTACTTGCCGCTACTTCATCTCTTACTCCTTCTTCGACTTTTATTTCTTTTTCCTTACTAATTAAAAGAACTTCTACCTCTTCTATACGTAATGTATTATTTTTAATTTCTTCAGTAAGAGTTTCATTATCGGTTTCTAAATCCACAATATTGTAGATATTGGATATTAATTTTTTTGACCAATTACTATACATTTCTTTACAAATAACCTCTTTCTCTTTTAATCTTTCTAATCCTATGAATCTTGTAAGAATTTGTCCTCTTTGAGTGGGTTTGGATTCTATTAACTCTTCTAGGTTATTTCCTGTAGCTAATATAGTAAGTAGAAAATCATCTACACTACCTATCGAATTCTTTATAATTTCTTCTGTTTCTCGTCTTTGTTCTCCCTGCAAATTTTGTAATGTATTGTTAGATAGTTTTTTACTAAAATTTAATTCGGTTTTTACTGACCATTCTCCTTTCTTAGTTAATTTTCTAACAATACCTCTCTCAATAATATAGTTGTCACCATCAATCTCTACCTCCCCTCTCACTAACACCCTATTTTTATCGGTAAATCTATTAAATACCTCAATCGCTTTTGTGGATTTGGTTGTAGTATTAAAAAATAAGAAAAGTAGAAGGTCCACACTAACGGTTGTTTTACCTCCGAAATTGGATGGGTTAGAATCTATGGCGGTTATACCCCCTAAATTTGTAAAATTAATTATGTTGTCTTCACCAAAAGATAAAAAATTACTAAATTCAATCCATTTAATGTCCCACTTTCTATTAGAAATCTCTATACCTGCATTTTCTAAAAGGTGTTCCTCTACCTTATTATCTAATCTTTTTAACTTATCCCAATCTATAGTTACTTCTTGGTCTTCTAAAAAGTCTTTCACGAGTGTATCTTGATATGCGGGGTCTAGAATCTTATCTCCCACATCTAAACTTCCTTTAGAGTTGTCTGTCTCCACTACCTTAGTTATAACATTGACTCTAGGAGTGCCGTATTTCTTCTTGAAATAACTCTTAACCCTCTTAAGTCTTTCTGTTGTAAAATTTTCAGGGGTGTCCTCCCAGGTAACCTTTATAAAAGGATTTTCATAATCCATAGTTAATCCTTTTTATCTGGTTTATTCTCTTCGAACCATTCAATTATTGCGTTTATTGCCCATACACCACCACTTGCTAACATACCATCAAAAAATACGTTAGTATATGGAACTATTATCATAGATGCGGTTGGGGAGTAAAATGTTAAGGAATAAAAGAATCCTACCCAGGTGGAGGTGCACATCATGCATCCCAGTAAATCACCCAAGAACTTTGAGTATTTTGTTATCCAATTTCTTGGTGTGTCGAATATACTACCAAATACTAAGATTTGGGACATTCCATAAGCTGCTAAAATCCAAATAATTAATTCCATCTTTTAATCTGTATATAATTCATCATCTAATCTTGATGATTTTAAATGAGTAGTTTTTGACCCACTGAATCTTCTAAAGTGGTTAAGAACATCCTCATATTCGTTTATTTTTTCTTTTAATTCTTTATTCTCCTTTTCCAAATTTCTTGCTGCATCATTCATCACGTTCTTATTATGCATTTGTACTTTCATTTCTCTATTCTCGTGATTTATATTTTCTAACTTCTTTAAAAGTTCATTGTTACCTATAGTGAGTTTATTAACTTTTTCTACATACTCTTGAATCTTACTATTATCTGTAATTACTTTTTCTACTTCAACTATTTTTTCTACAGGCACTTCTATTATTTTTTCTACTGGTACTTCTACAATCTTTTCTATTTCTTTAATCACTTCTTTTTCTACCTCTACTTCAATCTCTTTTTCTATTATTTCTTTACCTCCTTTAACAGGTGTTCTTCCGAATTTTTCTATCGCAAATCCACCTTTAATACACCCTAAGATAAGTTCATCTTTATCCTCTATTTCGTTTAATTCACAAAACATTTCTATCTCTTTATCAAGAGTAGATGGTATTTTAAAGGTTAGTGAGTTTTTCTTTTCCATTTTCAATATCTGTTATATCTTTTATTTTAAAATTAAGGTAAGGTGAAGTACTTTTAACATCTATAAAATTATAGGTATTTTTATCAACTTCGTAAACCCCATAACCATGATTTGTTATTGTTTCTCCAAAATTTTGTTGTAGGAGGGAACCCACCATATAAGCTTTATTCCCACCTTCAATGTCGTATACCTGTCTTTTATGTATATCGCCCGCTAGGACTACGTCTAACCCATCAAATCGGTCTAAACTATATCCTGACTCAAAAAAGAATCCTAAGTCTGTAGTGGACCCTTCAATGGTTCCATGAAATAATCCTATATAGGACAATCCTTCCTCTTTATTAAAGGTTGGTCTCTTATTGTGGTCTACTAAAGAATAGACACACCACACTACATTATCATCAAGATAAGCACCAGTTTCTTTATAATAGACTATGTTTTCATTATTAAGATTTTCAATTATCGGGGATAAAGCATCTAATCTATCTTGGTTATTTTCTACAAAATCATGATTACCTATAAGAATAACTGTTTTACTAATATCAGCACATGATTTAAGAATCCAACTAACCATATTTATAAGTTCTGGTGACATCTGATTCTTGGAGTGTACTAGGTCTCCCGTAAAAACAATCCTATCGGGTTTTTCTTTTTTCCACTTTTCCAAGCACTCTTCTAATGTTGCTCTATATCTCTCATGTTCTTTGAAGAGACGTAAATGTAAATCAGAAAAATGGATTATCTTTTTAATCATCTTTTTTAAATTCTTTTATTAATAATTGTATTTCTTCCCTATAATCTCTGCACTTGATGGGTTCATACTTATCATTCTTTTCATTAAACCAAACAATGTAAGAATCTCCTAACTCTAGGTTAGTATTCTTCTCTATAAGGTAACGATATAAAGATAATTGTAAGGAATATGTGTTAAATTCACAAACATCTAAATGAGAAATAGGTTCTTTGAACTGTTGCCATCTATTATTCCTTCCAATTTTTTTATTAGTTTTCCAATCCCAAATTTGTAATTCTTCGGATTTATTATTCCAAAATAATTGGTCTACCATTCCACATATCCCTAATTCTTCATCTCCAACGATAACCTCCGATTTTATAGGTATTAATTTACCATAAGATTCTTCATAAAAGTTATGAAATAATTCTACAACTTTATCGAAATCCTTTTTTATATCATTATTACCCAATACCTTTCTTACCTTATCTTCTGGGTAGGGGAATACTTTATTATTCAAATAATTCTCTGCATATTCATGAAAAAGAGTTCCTTTCTCACAGGAATAGTCAGACTTATATTTCCATTCCGCTAATATTTCCTCTTGCGTTATGTTTCGTTCATCTGCTTTCTTTTTTGACCAATAATCCGAGTCAAATTCTTGTTTAAATTTACCTATTAATCGAGTGGCAGAAGTCATCTTCCGTCCATCTATATAATATTCATGTGGTTCATCATAATATTTAATATTATTAAACACACTTAATTCTACACTTATATCCATTTTAATCTTTTTCTAATTCTATTAATTCTAAGGATTCTATATTTCCTTTTAAATCCCCAATATCTTTATCTTTAGGGAGTTTCAATAATCTTACTCGTGAATGGAGTCTCCCCCCATTTAACTTTTTATACAATATTCTAGCGGATTCCCATGCATCACCATCTAAACATATAATAATATTTTTTTGGGCTTTTTTATATAAACTAGACCACATGTAGTCCGAAATATTTTTACCCAATAAAGGTATAGCGTTAGGTAAGAAGAACATATCAAAAACCCCCTCAACGAGATAGATGTCCTCATTCCATTTAATTTTATGTTCATTAAAAATTATATTCTCCTTCTGAACTTTGGGATTTTTATATTTTAATTTAGTCCTTACATAACTTCTTGCAACAAAGTAATTCAATTCCTCTTCTTTATCATAAGAAGGTACTATTATTCGGTGACTATACGGTCCTTCAGTGGTGTACCCTAACTTATATTTCACCATTATATCTTTAGTGATTCCTCGTTTAATAAGATAATTATAAGCTTCTTTATACTGGGGGGAAAGCACATTTCCTTCCGATACGAGATTGTATCCTTCAGGTATTTTTATATCCTCATAAACCTCTTCCTCACCATTTAATCCATCTCTATTACGAGGGTTAGTGAGATTAAATATTTTAAATTGTTGTTTTGACCCCCATTTCCTTATCAGATAACTGAGTCGTCCTTTAGTATTGTGTGTGTCGGAACAAGCCCAACACTTATATATATGTTTTTTATAATTGATTTCTAAATTTCCTTTTCCGTCCCCGTCCTCAAGTCCTTTTATGTCATAAGAACATGTAGGGCAATCAAAAGAAATTTGTCCTGAATGGGAATTATGATTCTTCCATTGTCCGAAGATATCTCCCAATGTATCAACTATTAAATCGAAATCTGTCATGTTAGAAATTTACACAACATTTGAATGTTAGTCAACTTTTTACCAGATACCTTCTTTCTTCATGTGTCCTATTACACACGTGTATGCATCTGCCATATCAAAACATTCTTTTTTAAGAGTATTATTACGAGTATAGAACCATTTAATCTGTGGTTCAGATTCTCTTACGTGCTCCCACACTATTTGTTTTTTATTACATCCTTTTGGATACCCTCCAAAAAGAACTTTTTTACCTTTTATATTTTCTCTCACTAGTTTAGGAAAGGCAAATTTTCTAGCATTATAAGTGGAAACAAATTTAGGTATCAACCCTAATACATCATATACTACCTTAACTATCATGGAGTTATATCTTAATAAGGTACCTACGGTATATAGATTATTAGAAGTCAGTAAAGGTTCTTCTATTATAACTTCTACAATCCCTAAATCTTTTACTTCTTCTAATTTCTTCTCAAACGCATTAGCTTTTTTAAGATTTTCCTCTATTTTGTCTGCTGGTTTAGGTTTAATGTTAGGAGTAAAATGGGTTAACTCTAATAATTGTTTACTACTCATATCAAATAATGCCCATCCTATTGTTTTAGTAGAAATGTCTAACCCTAATACTTTTGGTAGTTTAGTGAATTCCATATTAAAATCTAAATTTTAAATTAAAATATGCTGGTTCATTAGATAATTTCTTAACTGGTCTATCTGGTTTTGCAATTGCTAACATCGTTCCATTTTGGTCATATAAGGCGACTTCTGTAATATATGCTGGTTTTTGCACACTATCTAAATCATAAAAGGTTCCCGCTCCTAGTTCATTAGTATTAGGTAAAAGTACTGGTCCTGTTACGACTGTAGGATTTAAATCGGCTGCGGTTGTATTTTGAGTTAAATAAAATTCATTAGATTCTGCTCTACATAACACATTTAATACCCATTGTTTTTCAAAACTAAAGAAGGTTGCTTGGGTATTTCCTCCATTGAAAAATACTTGAGTGGCTCCAGAACTTGTCCCTGTATATGCTATTCCTGTTCCTATTTTAGTAGATGCAGAGAAATTCCAATTATTTACAAGGGTTGGGTGTGTTACTACACAGAACCCTTTATCTAAATAACAAACACCCACTGGAGTGTCCATTCCACTACCACCATCAGTAGAAGTACCAATTACTTTACCATTATCAAAATTGTAAGCGGTCTCTACTCCATCTGTATATCCTTTAGGAATTTGTGTAAGTGTATATCCGTCCGACCAACTTCCTCCTGCAACAGGTGGTTTAATTTGGTCACTAAATAAAAATGCAACATTCGTACTCAAATCTCCTACCCCTGGATTACTTACTGGTGGAACATAATTAAAAGCTGAAGTGTGTCCAAACACTTCTGCTTCTGCACTTGGGTCACTCGATGCGTTAAATCCTGCAAAGTATGAACTGTAACAATTAACAAAGAAATTGTTGGGTGTACTCCCACTGTTTACATTTATGTCTAATTTAATAGTTCTTCCATCAATTAATTCCCCATATGTATTTTTTGGAAATTCTACCACTAGTACTTCCCCCGCACTATCAATCTCACTTAATGAATTAGACCCCCAATCTATATCCCATCCTGTGACTTCAAAATTTGCTGTAGGTAAACTAAATGCTGGGTAAAGGTTAGAAAACACTCTCCCATTATTAGGATTTCTTTGTGCTACTGTAAATCGTAAATTGGTTCCAGTTAACGAATTATATCCATTGAAGTTGGGGTTTAGGGTTCCAAAAGGTATAATTTCACTTTGTACTGTTTTATCGCCTGGTGCTATATTTTTATATTCCATGTTTTCTTATTTTATCTCTTTTTATTAATAGCCTGCACTTCCTCCTCGTGGGGTTATATTAGGATTGAGAGGACTCGCGGATGCTGCTCCCAACGTATTATTAGTCTGCCATGGTAAAGTTGTTTTACCTGGGAAGAAAAATCGTTGATAGTAAAGTGGGGACGTTTTTTTATCTCCTCTATTTACATAACTCTTAATTACTGAAGATTCTGTAGCGAACATTTTCCCACCTTTAGAATAATTTCCTTGTTCATTAGCTACTGATAATAATTTTGCTGGACCATAACTTAAACTTGCCTTTTCTCCATAAGTAACATTACCAGTTAGATTTCCTGCTTGAGTATTACCTCTATCGATATAAGCTACTCCTCCTTTAGCATAATCCATTGAATTATTTCTTCCAAAATTGTCGTTAAAATTGACTACTAAATTATTTGTTATTTCTCCTACCATAATTTTATTGATTTATTGTAACTTTTCTATATATGCTTCCCCCACTTACATTAACAAGATTCGTAGGGTTAGTAGCGTAATGTCCCGCTAAAGACTTATATCCTTCACCAAATATTTGTACTGTTGAATCTCCGAACATTAACCATCTCCCCCCAGTTTCTGGAGTAGGTTCTACCCATGTTAGGGTTGGTTGTAAAGCAGGAATACTAAATACAAAGGAAAGTGCTAATTTTGCTGACTTATATCTATCTTTCTCTAATTGTGGTGAAACTCTTAAATTAATAGTAAACGAATATACTGCATTCTTACCAGACCCACTCACCGTAACCCAACTTGAAGATTCTGGGTCTTTACTCAATGCATAGAAGAAGTCTTCTGTTTGTTGTACTATTCTACTTAATCCTAAATTAGGTTCTTGTGACATATTAGCTCGTACCGTTCTTAAAGATAAAGGTTGTTTTCCTGTTGACTGGGTTGATAACTCTAACTCTGGTGTTCCAACAAAGAAGTTTAATGCTGTTTCAGTGGAGGTTGTTGAATTTCGTACACCTGTAGTTCCTAAATAATCTCCTGCTGCCTTACCTTGGAACCTTCTGTCTCCTGGGTCAGTATTAAGTTGATTAGTTTGTAAAGGATAGTAATAATTGGTTTTCGCATTATTATTATCTAAAATCCTTGCTGCGGGTGCTAAGGTATCTAAACCTGATTCATTTAGTGTTTGTGCATAATTACTATTTTCAATAATTTGGGGATGATAGTATCCTCCTGCATTTTCACCTATTCCATATTCTGGATAATACCCAACCTTTTTATTAATGATATCACCTAAGACATACCCATAATCTCCTAATGCATTACATATTGATAGGGGTCCAGAACCATTGTATGTGCCTCCTTCAGTATTTTTTACTCCAGATACCGCCACCGTAAATGGAGAAACGTAAGCTCTGGTTCTTTTAGTACCTATTTTTGCACTTCTCTCTGTACTATTAGTTATAGTGGTATTATTAGAACTAACAAACGCTGCACTACTTAATTTTCTTAATAAGACTGCATCTTTAGGTGATTCAGGTTCTATACTAATACTCACATTTTGCATGTTTCCAGCAATGGATGCGTAAAAACCTTCTGACAGGTCTACGAACCATCCTCTACCTAACCCATATTCCATATCCTCGAATAACTGAGTATACCTTCCTCCATAATTTCTTCCACTACTATCCGAAATTGTTTTATAGTAATTAGTAAATGTATTTGCGGTTAAACCATTCCATTGATGGAAACCTATTTGTGTCATTGAGAGGGCCTTTAATCCAGTAAACATATCCGCGACATAAAAAGTAACATTTGCGTCTGATGCATAATCTAAAGTACCAGAATTATTTCTAAACCCAGATACTATCTGTCCTGTTTGGGCTGCTGTCTGATTCACAGTGGTTTGGCCTAAGACATACTCTAACTTACGTTTAATATCATATCCATCATTAACACCAAATATACAATTTAAATGAGACCCAGTGACATCTGGTACATATCCCGCGGGTAAAACCCCCGTAGCGTTTCTATAATCTACATCTGTATCTCCTATTGCAAATTGTGTTATAGTGTCAGATAGACTACCTTGTAAAAGTAATTTTCTACCTGCCATTGTCATATGTAAGTCTAAATAAGTTGTAGATGCACTTGTTACGTATCCCATTTTCTTTTATTCTTTATTCTATAATTATCTTAATAATCATTTATTATTTGTAAACTGTTAACTAGTTAGTGATTTAATGTGCCATCCACTATGTGGATTACCCATAATTCTTATTCTTTTGGTGTTGATTAACATTTTTCCTTGTATTTCTACAGCTAACGTTATACAATATTCTGTCTGTTGGTGTTTCCAATAATGGCCTTCATTTAAGGTTCTAATCGTATTTAAATAAATGAAATCTTCGTTTCCTCCACCTAATGCTTTTATTCTTACTTCTGATGCGTCTATTTGATTACATTTTTTAAGTCTTGGTATGTAACCTGGACGTAACTCTTCTAGTCCACTCTCTATAATCCAATAATAAGAGGCATCTCCTTTTGTCAACTTATAATCATCCATGTAACTTTCATTAGTTAATAAAACGTCATAATCTAAAAGGGTCTCTCCGTTTCTTTCATAACCAAATGGTTGAATTTGAGCTTTAATATCAACACTTAGTCCTCTTCTTTGTTTAGATAAACTAACAGTAGATAAGTCCATTCCTCCCATCATTTGTGCGTTCCCCCAATTTCCTTCACCACCGTAATTTCTTAAAACTTGATTACTATCAACACTATTATCAAGAGTTGGAGATTGATTTGTTGGGGTAATAGTTCTCACACTACGTAATGTACTTGAACTTGTCGGGTGTGGACCACATAAAGATTCTACAATATCTGGAACATCTGGACAACATGCTGGTGAGTAGGTTCCATCTGGACAGAGACATCCACTATCTACTATAACTGGGTCTGGTGGTCCAATTCTATTAATAAAGACTGCTGGTAAACATTGACAGTAAGTACATCCACTTAATTCAACTATACTTCTTGTACCACCTGAAATAAATGCACTTAAATCATTTTGGAAATCTTGTGAAGTAAAAATAGCAGAACTACTACATGGCACCCCTCCCAAACATCCAACGGTTGGATTTATCCCCCATCCATAATTTATAAGTCCTGATGGGTAGTCGGCCGCCCAAGTAGAAGTATGTGATTCTATACATGAAGTAGTTGGTACCATCTGACCTGCACATCCTCCACTACCGTCATTACCCCACGCTGGTGTTTTAGTAGGGCCATAAGGACCGTCTATTGCTGGGTCTGGTTTGTGATATATTACAGGGATTAACTCACAATAAGGATTAGCCCCACTTAATGCTCCGAATCCTTGTTGGTAGGAAGTGGTAAATTGAGAAATTGTTTTGTTGACTGGTATTTCATAAGGAGCTCCTGCCGATAAATCTAAAGTTCCTCCTATAACTGCACCATACACATGTTGTACATAATGAAATAACCAAGCATTTTGGTCTTTTACTACTGGATATGCAAAACCGATAAAATTATCATAAAAAGGTAAGGTTCTCATAAATAAATCTTGACCATACTGGAAATCTGGAGTTGGTTGTGGGTCGGGCATAAGACCAGATAAATCATGACACCCATTAGGTCCCAAACTTTGTGTTCCATCTGCATTCCATCCCATAGCCTCTGCCTGTTTGACGGATGCTGTTCCAAAGAAAGTCGCGTCGATGTCATCAGTAGACCCACCTGCTTGACCTTGACCTCCGTGATAACCTCTTTCTCCAGTATAGGTACCCCATTGTGAGATTGTAGAGACTGAAGGTGCACCTAAACTTACACTTCCTTTACCATAATATTTCTTTTCTCCCAGAGGGAAAATACCTCCCCATGAGTTCCCTTTACACGCCGCGGATTCATCGGTCATGTTAATTATCATCACATTTCTATCACCTCCTTTAAATATTTCACAAGGATAATGATAATTACTCTTATTGAATACGGTTGAGCCTGTTACTGCAACCTGACCTATTGGACTTCCACTAAATACTCCTCCGGGTGCGGTTATTCCTGCACCTGCATTAACGTGTTTACATATTCCATAAGCAAAACCAGGATATAAACCTCCATAGGTTGATTGAATTGTCGTCCCAGTACTACGTTGTATTACATTATCGTACACCTGACATCCACAACTAAATATACTCCCCGTCTCCACATAATCATCGGAACAACAATTATCTGCACATAAATCATCAAACAGTGCCATCCCTAAATTTGCAGTAAACCAATAATCTAAAGCAGCACAATCCCCATCAATTTGTGAAGGGTCAAACGAGACAAAAGAGTTATGTGTAAAAGAGGGAGATAATGAACCTCCTGGTTGGATTCCCCATATTGTACCAGTAGTTGTAGCAGTGTAAGGTAAATCATGGGTACTGGTATTAACAGGACCTATTTCTTTATTCAGATTACCCTGGTGATTAGTATTTGTTTGTTGTGTATGACTACATCCTGTAACATAATATACTAATTTACTACCTCTAGAAGCTGTAGAACCTGGAGAACCTGAATCATCTAAATATGTTCCTGGAGGAAGGACTTGAAATGATGCATCATAAGCGTTATTACTTTCTGTTCCACAAAAATTACCTGTTACCCCATATAGTTCACCCGTAGGATTACTTGCTACTATTTGAGATGTTCCACCTCCTGGTGGATAATACACGGAATTAGTAGCCGCATTAACCATACTGGTACTTGGGGAGTTAGGTGAACTACTTACAGAATAACTAACAGTATCTAATTCTCCATGCCACGGATAATAAGAAGAATTTATCCATCTCTCTCCATATAAAGTAACATGGAATACCTTTCCAAACCAATCTGGGTTAGCCGCTCTATAACCAGTGGTCCATGTATCAATACCTGCTTTTGCGTCTATAGCAATAGCTTCGGACACACTAGTACAATCATAAAAACAATAGATGTTAGTACATTCTGTAATTCCTGAAGTATAAGCGGTAAAGTTAAAACAATTTTGGATGAATCTATTTCTATGGCCTCTTACATCTGTAATATCGAAATAGGCACTCGTTCCTGAAGTAGGAGCGTCCGCTTTGGGATTAGAAGACGTATTCGGGTTCAGTCCAAAATCATTAACTAGTCCCTGGTCACTACCTGGTGGGTTGGGATTTTGGGGTTGTGGAGATAGTCCGTCTTCCCAATACAATGAAGTTGTCCTATAATCAAAATCTTCATCATAAAGTGTAAATCTTCTAATTAAGTCATGCAGCCCTAACCCATTTTGCTCAAGCATTAATTCTTTACCCTTGTCGGTAAGGAATAACTCAAGTGTTTTAATTTTTATATTTCCTAATTCTAAAAATCCCATTTAAAAACTTAATAATCAATTTTAACCACAAATGTTTGTGTTCCTTGTCTCTTTACTGGACTTCTTAATTTTGCTATCGCCATCAAATCTTTTTGAGCGTCAAATAGTCCAATCTCTGTAATTCTAACAGTATTTGCATTTGCCCATGTTGGGTTTAAAGAGGTGTTAAATTGATTATTACTTACGGTCACATTATATTTCATTTCATATATTGTAGCCATTATATCAGTTTCTAAATTACCAAAGAAAAATTCTTCGTCTCCAAATTGTAGTAACCAAGGTTCTTGGTCATTATTCAATGGAACATTAATATAATTGTGGAAAGTATAACCCGTTGCCCCTGTGTAAATGTCATTATTGATGTAAAAACTACAATTACTATTAGCCATATTTGTACCAAATATTGGATTTGATGGTGTATGGTTACTCACTTGACTCGTTATATCATAAATTTTCCAATTAGCTGGGTCTGGATAAGTTCCGTACGGAACCTTTTGGAATATGACATTAAATGAATCTGCTTGCCATCCTGTTCCTGAATAAGTACAATTGGCAGCGTTATAACCTCTCAAGTAAGGCCATTCAGGACCAAAGGCAAGTGTTACATCTCTGGAACCTGCTGAAGTATCGCCGATAATTTTACTATAATAGTTACAATGCATTCCTGTAGTATACCCTGTCACACTTCCCATTAGATAAGACACATATAACTCTTCTGTGTTTGGTGTTGAATTAAATAGTCCTACCTGACTTACTGTTCCACTACAATTAGTTCCCGCTGGAATTAATTCTAGTTTTGGCATCGGAAGTGTCCAGTTTCTATTGGACTTATAAGAAAGTGCTGCAATAAGTTCTTGGTCATCTATAGTAATCATCTGTAAATCAGGAAAAACTTTACCTACTCTATTTGGGACACCTTGTCCTGTAGAATTGGTAGCAGCTAAATTATTATCCCATAAATGATAATACCTAATTCCTGGTGTGTTCATGTCTTGATTTGGTGTAGACTCTATATAGTGTTCTTCTGCAACTGAGAATCCTGGAGGGTCCACATAAAAAGTTTGACCTATTTGGCATTCATCTCCTAAACCTGTGCCACTTCCTTTTTTCTTATGCCACATAATATACGGAAGATGAATTTTAAAGTTATCCATTTCTCCTATACCATTTAATACTGTACCGTTAGGTTCTAATGCAAATTTCTCACCATAGAAATTAGAAATAGTATAGTTAGTATAATGTAAGACCGCAACACATCTCTGGTCAGACGGTAAAATAGTTCTAATTTTACCAAAAGAATCTCTGATAAAAGTTCCCGATGTTTCAGGTTCGTACCCTTCTACATTATTTGCTCCATAATAATCTTGAGCGTTTGTGGTATCAAATTGACCATCGTCACTATTATAACCCAGGTATTCTTTCGTACTACAATAACCTGTAGAACCATAACCATCTACATTTTCATATACATTTTTATTAACTCCTGCAACAGTTCCTGCATTAATATTATTACCGTCCCATTGAGTCCAGTTAATATTCATATTCCAAATATTCACATCTTTAACGGATACGTCACAATTATTATCAAAAGATAAGGAACCTGGAGACCAATAAGGAATTGGGGTGTCTGCACCCCAGTAACTTGTGACACCACCTCCTGGTATAATCAATACTCTAGCACATGTAGTTTGTGCAGATGGAACCAGACCTGGTCCAAAATGAGGGAAATTATAATAAGTCCAATCTGGTAAATTCCTATCTACTGTGATATATTGTTGAGTTATTTTAGTGTGGGTGGCCGCACTAGTGGCCCCACTAATTACATTATAGAAAAGATATGGGGTGGAGAAATTGGTTGGCATATTTAATAATCCACCAGTTCCTCCTTGGGTTCCGTCACATCCTGGATATAAGTGGTTGGGTGTAAATGGATTAACATATTGTACCATTACCAAATCCCCTGGTTGTGCCCAATAATCTTGATTACTACATTGTGTATTACCACTCCATAGATACATCACCGACCCACCTGTCATTGCAGACAATGGGAAACACCAATTAGCTGATAAAACATAACCTGCACTCGTAAACGCACTGAATCCCATACCTGCTAGACCATTCTGAGAGAAGTTACTAGATGAGCCTGAGAAAAATCCTCTTGGTCTGGCAGTATTATAGACTGGTTGTTCACTATGTGCTGGTGATAAAACCCCGTATGTTGACCCACTATTATTAGATAATACTGGTATAGGGTATTTAACATTTTGTTTATTTCTTTCGGCTGCTACGTTGGATATATTTTGTGCGTTCCATTTTGGTTCCGTCACCCATATACCCGAATCTAATTGCAATACATCTGTATAACAATCATAGCAGAACTCACTATCCCCTAGTTGGAAGAGTGACAGGGATAAATTTCCCTGGGATAATTTCTTTCTTCCTGCGTCTGTTAACCTGACGGTTACTAACCCAGAATTATTTTTTAATATATAGCTCATCTTTTTTTTGTTTTATCTTTTAATAAATATTATAACCTAAACTTTAATAGCCCTTTCCAGTACCGTATCTGGAAACATTTGTTGCTGCTTTAGAGTAAAAGGTTGCCGGTGTCATTCTAAATGGTATCTTTTCTGTCGATGTTTCTGTTTTTATCATATCATTACTAATTAATGGATATTCTCTTATTGCTTGTAATTGGTAGTAATAACTACCTGGTTCTGGTACCGAAATAGTAAATCCTAAATCCCTATTTCCTGAAATGCCCTTCGGCAATACTCTTGTTTGATTAAATACACTAGTTCCTGATGAATTGTAAACAACTAATTTAACTTCTTCATTATTTCTTACATTAGTTATTTGGGTTATCTTGACCTCTGGATTCTTCACCGCAGCTATTCCAGGCACTGTTAATCTCGTAAAATAAAATAGTACTATCCTATCTCCTTGTTGTAGCCCACCAGGATAATTAACCGCACTAATTTGTAAGAGTTGGCTTCCTACTACTTCAAAATCTGCTCCTCCATATAAAACGGTTCCATTTAATACCATTCCTACAGCACCTAAAGGTTCTTCATCTAATTTTAACATGTAATAAATTCCATTATAATATAAATTACTAGTATCTGCACTAGTGATAGTCCCTGGAACTGTAATGTATTGGGTATAGTGACTTCGGTAAGTACTATTAGGAACATAGAATATATTAATTAGGTCATCCTCTTCTAGGGTATCCTTACGTATTGAAAGGGTTTGGCCATCTGTCCAAAAATCCCCATCATCCATAGTTCTATCAGTTGCTTTAAATAAAGTTAATCCATTTACTGTTACTTGCATTTGTCCATTACATGGATAATTAAGAGGAGTAACCCATGTTCTTCCAGAAACAATTAAACTTCCCGTAGCAGCGGTGGTACTGGCGGACATTGCTATTACTTGTTGATTGTATACCTCACATGGACCTTCATTTGCATATGCGAAATTTGCAGTTCTAATTATAGGGAGGGTAGGCCTACTCACTAGAATTAAATAATAGTCTTTATTTCTGTCATAGATACCATACTGTTCATTTCCTCGTCTATTTAAATCTAAGGTATCGTACCAAGTATTAGTCGTTCCTGATAACACATTCGATTTACATCCTGTATAATAAATTTTATCTACCCTATCTTTAAAAATAGAACTTGGTTTGATGCAATATTCCCAATAATCTTGACATGGGAAATATGATATTGGGAGATTGTCGGAAGCTTGAGTGAAAAGACCTGTTGCTCCTGACACTACAATTGGTGTATTATCAAACATTCTATTTACTAATGGTTTACTTAAGAATTCTCCCGCTTCGGGAACATATGGGAATACACTATATTTACCATAAGATTTATTTGTTCTCATTTCAACAGTCTCATTAACCCATGTTAAAGTCAATGGTACATCTTCAATATCATCACAATAGTAGACAGCATATTGGCTGCTCGGGTAATTAATTTTAGTAGCTCCTGAAATTATCACGTCTGGTTCAATAAATGTTTGCATTTGTACGGAAACTGTAGGTTTTATGACTGGTACTTCTACTATACCAGGATACCCACCGCCGAAATGTTTATTCCAATTATCTATTGAGGTGTCACTATGGTCTGTATTAACCGTGGTAGAGTTGAATAACTCAAAGTAACCAGATTCACTAGCTCCCGCTTGAGTGGCTACGGGTATAAAATTAGTCTGATAACCAGAAAAAGCAATATCAAAAAACTGAGCTGCTCCTTGGGAACTTACATAATATCCGTATTTTTGAGACCCGATAAATTTCACTAATTCTTTTCCTGTAACGTAATCTTGTGCAGTAGTTGTATTTCCTGACCATGTGGTTGGGTCGAGTAGAGAGAAACTGAAGTTATTCGCACTATTATATGGATTAAGGTCCCCGATATTTTTAGTAGCATTAGTTTGGATACCTCCAGTATTACCCATAGTATCCGTCATTTCAATAAAAAAGTTTTCTCCTTGTGTTCCACTTCTTTTTATCCTCATTCTCACAAATCCTTGGTCACGGAAATACTGAGAACCCGCGGTCGTATATGTACTTAAACTAGAACCTACAGTATTACTAAAGGAACTATTCCAAGGTTGTTCTAAATCTATACTTCTAAAAGCATATGTACTGTGACCTGTATTATAACCTATAGTTAATCTTGGTGGGTTGGAGTTATTTTGATTCCCGAGTGTTGCTGTAATACTATGGGAAGTACCTTTAGGTCCATAATCTCCTTCTGTATCCCTGAACCAACATAAAACTACACCAATTGAATCGTTATCATTCATAGTTGACCCTAAAGTAACTTCATGAGTGTAATTCAAATAAGCACAACTACTTATAAATCCATTAGCTACTCCTGTGTTAGCAGTTCCTTGAATCATACAACTTCCTGGCCTAGTAGGTTTTAAATCTGGGTGGTCTTTTGCATTATATTTTTCTACTGCACTAACGACTACTTGTGGTGCACCACTTACAGTATATTGGTCTGCTGTAGTATCTGCACACCCCCATTGAGTATTGTCGGTTAGTGTATCTGCCGCGGTTGGGTTTCCAAATCTTCCTTGGTCTCTGGTAGGTCTAAAAGTTGCCCATTCGTAATTTGTTCCTCCTAATGCTGTATATTGTAAAATTACAAATCTATTAATTTTAGTACTATAGTAAAATGACCCCCAATTAGCAACGGCTTTTGCCACTCCCGATGGACCTAAATCCTCTCCTTCATAAGAAGCTTGTTCCGATAAAGGAGGTTGGTAAAACCATTGTTTTGAGTTATCTGTTAATCGGTCATCACCATTCTGTGCAAATGTTGTGCCTGTATAAAACCAAAAATAAGGAGCGTAGTTATTTTCTAATGCCGTATCATCACTCCTACTACTCGAGTCACTACTACTTCTACTCTCATCTCCCGTACTAGCCTCTCCACTTTTAGTAGGTGCGTAATCAGATTCTAAAATCACATCTGAATCTGAATACGCCGTTTCGTCCTCAAATGCTTTTGTTTCATCTTCTAATTCTTCATCAGTTAAAAAGTTACCCCCTGTCACATAATACCCCCCATCACCATCTTTAAAGTTAGTAAAGAAATATGGTTGGTCAAATAGTCCTGTTCCGTAGTAGTTAGTGTTGTCAAAGGTAGTTCTTCCTTGACCCCATACTGCCCATCTATCCCAATTTTCTACAATAGTCGCGGCGGACATTGCTCCTGTATTAGCGTCCCCAGTTGTACATCCAGTGATTGCGGTCTGTACATAAGAAAAGATATTTCCGTCATATGCGGTAAGAGTATAACTTCCTGTTCTTAAATTTTCAAATAAATGTGGATGATTACCCGAACCTAAATAAGTGGCTTTTTGAGTGATAATACCATCTCTGTATAATTCATATCTAACTTCTGGTTGGGTGTGGGTAAATCTATGTACCCTAATAGAACAGAATTGTGAAGGACTAATTGTACATCCGTTATTTACTACTGTTGCAGATAGAGATACGTTAGGAATTTCTCCCACTTCAATAACTTCTGTGGTAGCAGAACCTTGCATATCTGTTACTGTTCCAGAATATGAACCCGTACATAAACCATGGATATTACTAGTTGCTGCGGTATAGGTAATGGGGTATCCTGTTCCGATTGGTGCTCCTAACCACTGAAAAGAATAGGGCCCTACACCACCTTCTAGAACCACATTAGTGATACTTCCAGTACAACTACCACTTAAGGTATATCTTACATTGTATGAGTTAAAAATTGGTCCTCCCATTACTTTTAATAATTAAGTCTTCCTTTCCCTGTGTTAGAGTTAGTGTTTATACCTTGATTGGTTAATTTTCCTATTAATTTTTGACTAGGTCTTGTCGCTTTACAAAACTCTTGACATTTCTTTATACAATTAGTATTCCCTGGGCATGCAAGTCGGTTGGTGGCGATGAGTTTTCCTCTTTCCGTTCTACACTCACATTCGTAAGTTTCGTGTACTGTATCTATCATTGTAGAATATAAATCATAATTATTAGTTTTTATCACTGATGGTTCTCCTTCAATTATAAGGTCAGTAAGACTAAAGTACATTTTTCTTTTATCTTGTTGTTCATTTTGTACAATAAAGTCTTGTCCTGTTAATGGAGCCTCTACATTACTAAAACCATTACTTCTATTATAATAACTTATCGAAGTGTTTATATCATCAGTATATGCAACTACATGAGAAAAACTTCGTGGAGTCCCTTTAACTCTAAACTGTGTCTCTACCAGATATGTGTGAGAGTAATTAGGAAATGGTGGTATTTTACCTTCCTCAGAAGTGAAAATAGGCATTGTCCATTGGGTTTCTAACCCATTAAAACTAAATGGTTTGCTCGATAGTGGTTGGATTCCATCTGTAAATCTACCCTCTTCCAGAGCTTTATTCCAGTTAGAGGTTCTTTTTGCCACAATTTGTAAATCAAAAGGTCCTGTATAATCTTTAGGTATATCTAAATAAGTAAGATTACTTATATCCTTAAGAGTCTTCAATCTAGGTGGAACAATTAAATCCTTACCTTCAAAATACGTGGTGAGATATAAAGTACCATATTCGGAGAGGCTTTCTTTCTTAGATTCATTAAACCAACTGTGTGTTTGTGCTCTTTGTTGTGGGTCCCATATTAAATTTTTTCTTATTTTTTGTAAATTACACGCATCTACACTTACTCGATACCATGGGTATCTTGTCTGTGTTTCAGTTGTCTTAACCCCTTTATAGACGGAAGTGGTTATTTCATTTTTACTTCCTATTCTAACATCTAATGTTGTTGTTCCTCCAGATTTACTTGTAGAATGCCATGTAACTAGATTTTTTAATCTTATTTCGTCTCCTTTATTTAATTTAACACATTTGGTGTCTAAACTAATGTCTATAGTTTTACTAAATACTAGACTGGTAGTTGCACTACATGTAGTCCCTGAACTTGTGTAAGTATTCGCGAGTATATCTGCAGGTGTAATTTCTAGAGTTAAAAAGTTACTATTATCTGGATATTGTTCACTATTATTACCAATAGCTTGTTTACTTAGAGTCGCAGCCGAAACATATTCTACACCGTCTGCTGTATCTCCTGAGAATTTTCTTTCTATCCAAATTTGAGCATCAAAATAGTTAATTCCTTCCCCTCTATTAAAACCATAGGTCGGAGTCACCATATTATATGGTGGAATATTAGTGTAGGGGTTAGAAACATATCCTTCAGTAGTTGTAATATCAGTCCCACCTCCTACATATAGAATTGAACTATTAATTAAATTTTCATAATGTAAATCATTAACTGGGTAAGTATTATTGGTTGTCTTTTTATAAGCATTTTCTAAATATTGGCACCATCCCGTATCATAATAATCTACAGTTACCGCTCCTTGGTATTGGAATCTATATAACCCATCTCTTTTTGCCTTATAGTAGATGTAATCGGTATTAGCGGAAGTAACTACGTTTACTGGTCCACTATTTTCACTTAACGATTCTGGTGCGACTTTTGCTGCAGTTATAGAAGTGGATGCCCCCATAAGAATAGAATCATTTCGACGAGGTCCATTCATTGGTATAACAGTTGTTCCTGTAAAAGCGGTGTAAGAAAAGTTTAAATCAAATACCTTATCACTAGTAAGATTTTCAACTCCCAAAGTATTATTATACGGTGATAAATTAGTATAACCAGTATACTGACTTGTTAATCCACTTATTGGTGGTGAAGTTTTCTTAAATGTATCCCAATTTCCATAAGTGGTTGCGACTATCTCTACATTTAAATTATTAAGTGGGGTGTAGTAAGTAACTCCACCTTCTGTCCCTATCGGTGTTGTATAATTTCTTCTTATTTCAAAATTGTGAAACTTTCCATTTGGGTGGTAGTTCACATAACTATTATTAAATGGATTACTACCTATACTCCTGTCTACCCAATCTTGTAAATTTTTATACTCTACTGGAAGACGACTATAACTAGGTGAAGAAAATTCTCCAGTTATTAAAGATGCTCCACTTAAAGTAAAGTTGAGTTGTGGTAACCTACTCGCTCCATAACTTCCTGGTTTATCATAATTAGGATAATATACATCATAGTATTCTACATTTCCAATTTGTTTTCCTTTCAAAGAGAATTCAAACCCATCTTGTATTTCTTTATTTCTAAAGAATAATTGTACTGTGTTATTAGGATATTGGGTTACTACATCCATCATCCATCTTAACTTAGCCTTAGGGTAATCCGTACCATCATTATAAGTAAGGTAAGTTTGTACTCCTTTTCTATCTTGTGCAACTACTGCATTGGTTGTAAGATTATATGGAATTTGTTGTGATGATTTATAAATAGCATTATTTAAGACTGCGTAAATATTTCCACTAACTATTTCATAATCAGAAGGATTAAGTTCTGGATAATACCTTCTCATATATTTGGTATAGTCAAAAGTGATTACCCCTCCTTCACCTGAAGTCTCGGTTAGAGAACTACTTCTTTGATTGGATATACCTCCTTGTGACTCTACAGAAGAACTCATTCTAGGTGCCATTTTAGGTAGTGCTGCTTTTGTATTAGTAGGACATGGTTCACTCTCTGGAATGTCATTAAGAGTCGCACTGCTGTTGTATCCTATAGGATTAGAAGTAAATTCTACACTATTTGCGGGACTACTATTACATATGAAATTAAATTCCATATTGTACATATATTTTAGATTTGAGGTACTTGGGGGTAAGTCAGGATATGTACGGTCAATATCACCTCTAACCATCAATGGTTCTGGGTTGGTGAGAATGGATGGGTCACCCCAATATTCCATTGTAGACGTAAAAGTAGCTCCTTGTCCATTCACAAATCCAAAATATCCAGGATTACTAGTTGGGGACATAAAAAGAATAATATCAGTATCTGCTAAATCTGTTGTTGCTGGATATCCTTCGTATGCACCCGCAGAGGTTACTATAGTAGAGTCCGCAGGATTAAAAGTTACGAAGTCTTTTGGTATTTTCATGTATGCTTTATCGGCTGCTGGGTCTGTCCCCGGGATAGACTGTCCACTTACAAAATATAACCATAAATACGTCATTGCATCTACATTAATCTTCCATTTTCTCTGACCTAAATAAGTTGTTGCTGGATTATTATCGGAGCTATTATATAGATGTTGAATTATTTCTATAGTATCCCCTAAACAACATGGGAAATATTGTGCAGTAGCTGCTTCATATGCGTTTGAAGGGACCGCACTTAATGGTTCATATGCTCCATTACTACTGTAAAAAAGCTGAGTTCCTTCAATCCTATAATCTAATACTGGTTGTGGAATTAGATTGAACGTCCCATCTAATGTATCTACTACTGTAGTTTTTTGACTAGGGAGTATATCACACACACACGGTCCATCATCATCATCGGGTGGTGGTGGTCTCAGGCCTGAAGGATTATCACATGGGTCTACTGCATTTGTTATCAAACTAATTCCTGTACCCGCTAATATTACTGCAGCTTGTCCTAAATTATCACATGGTATCCAACATCCATATTGTTGTGCCATATTATTTATAAGACCGGGTCCTCCTGTTCCCATATTACAAATAGTTAAATTAAACTCTTGAGCAGTACAAGTGGTAGTTCCGAATGTACATCCAGTTGGTGTCCATGTAGTGGAACTAAAGTCACTTAATATATAAGCTTGATTTTCTTGCATGGTTCCCCCACCACAACATACAATATCTCCAGGTTGGTAGACAGTGTATGAAGCTTGTATAACGTGACCGTTTCCATCTATTCCCGCATCGTAGGTTTGTCCTGAACTTACAACATCATCACATGAACATGGATTTACAAGGTCATCACAATTAAAATAAGCTGACTCATAACAATCCTGACCTCCAATATTAAAGATTCCGTCTTTAAAACTCAATGGGTCGGTAACAACTGTAGTACCTGTAGTTTCTGGATTTTCTGGTATTTCTTTTAAACTTTCACAATCTTCTCTTGGTCTGAAATCATTACCTCCTAAGAATTTAAGAGGGGAAATATCAATTTGAGTCCATGCATTATTTTGTGTCATTGCGGTGAATTCATTTGCACATTCACCTGTAAATGAGGAAGCCATTAACTGGTTAGGAGTTGTAGTGTTTCCTGAAACATTACTTAACCAACAATGTCTGTTATATTGTACTATGTCTCCTCTATCGTATGCTATACCCCCTATCCACACAGTTTGTGCATCTGGGTCACAAGGTTCTGAACATGTAGGTTCACAATAATCATAATCTCCTAAGAATAATTCAGTATCCGCTTTTAAGAATTCTGTTAAGTCTTCTTGGAATACACTTACACCTGCAGAGTTTAGGAAAAGATTTATTGGGTTCGCTGCAAGAAATAGTCCCTGTCCATTTGCACCTACTGCCCCAGTTGCCATACAACCATTGTTACGATAATAGGTACCAGGACACTGTGGGTCCCAACATGGATTCGGTGCTGGTAGACAATCATCTCCAATTACCCCTTGTACTGTTGTACAACCTTCTGTTCCTAAACTACCTCTCCATCCGAAACCAAAGTTTTGTAACCCAGGACCATAATATCCTGTTTTACTATTATACATCGAAAGACTACTACCTGTATATGGGTTATAGTTGGTGGTAATCGCTGACACGGTACCTCCCGCACCCATTACTGTAGGGTTTTCTGTAAAGTTACCGAGACCTGTACCTACATCCCAATCACTCGTAACTACTTTTGTTTTATATTTTCTATATAAAGTATATCCAGTTCCATCTGGATTATTTGGTCGTTTTGACAATGGACACGTACTTCCAGTTAAACCGTCATAAACACAATCTAAGGTATATACAGGCCAACCAGTCTGTCCTGAAGTAGCTGTATATCCAGTTATTGCTACACCAAAGTTATTTGTACATGTATCTCCAGTTCTACTAGTCCATGTACATCCAGTTATAAAGTCCCCTGTCATTGCACCATAAACCTGAAGTGGGAAATGTAGTTTTGCCGTAAAATTATTTTCAATAATTGGGTATAGGAAATACCTAAAATAATTATAGTTGTTAAAGACTCCTCTAAAGTTATCAAAATCTTCCTGGTAAGCAGGTCTAGGTTGTGGGTAAGATGGGGTGACATCAAACCCTACGTTCCAATCATTTTGGATTCCCATGGTTGGTTGTTCATTTGCGTTTGTATAACTTGCTTTTCCACCATATCTTATAGTTCCACCACCACCTCCATGATAACCATTAAAGATTGAAAGCGCGTTATTGCTCCTATATGGTGCAGTCTCATCTGCAAAACTTACTACAATTACATTCTTATCTTGTCCACTAAAGGTTGCATTTCCATTAGCAGTTAAATCTGCTTGGTATGGTAATACTCCAAATTCTCCATTATCAACATCACAATAGTGCCTAGAAGTAACATTTTGTAACCATGGCGGTCCTACACATCCACTAGGCATTGTTGTTCTTAATGCAGAATAAGGTCCTCCCGCTGTAGTTCCAGATAAAGCACCTGACCATGGATAATTAGCCCAAGCTAACCATCTTTCTTGTCCTACTGGTATATGATAAGTTTTTCCACTCCAACCAGTTAATCTAATTTGAGTAGAATACATATCGAGGGATTGTCTTGCCGCAAATGCAACCGATGCACTTAAAGAAGTAGTGTCATAGAATGCGTAAATATTAGCAGTTGCCGCGGTTAATCTTGCACGTACTACATCTAATTCTAGACATGTCTCTGCCATAAAAGTACCTGGGCTTGGACCAGTATTATAATTCCATAAATCTACTCCCCCTTCACAACACCCTTGGAGTACTAATGTCCTTGGGTTGGTGATAGGTGGTGCTCCTGTAGTTGTATCATCAAAAACATAATAATTAAAACATTGACCTGTTATACCACTTAAGATAGACACCATATTATCCAACCATGCATCTGTACTTGGTATGTCACTAATTGTAGTACTACTATAGTAGATATAATTATGCCCTAATGTTCCTGTATATTCTTGTCCGTTTAATGTTATTTTATTATACCATCCTGCTCCACTAAACTTAATTCCTTCCGACGCTATAAACCCATTTACGAGTACCTCATTAAAATTAGGCCCCACACACTCCACAAAAGACCCCAAACACGGTAAATCATCACAGACTGGTTCATGTTTATACGCGTATTTATATCTATGAAAAGCAGAATTTTCTATTTTTACTCCTCCTTGCCAAATTGTAGTAGCAGGAACCATTTGTTCTATTAATCTCACCCAATAATCACTAATTCCATCTACGAAGTCTAACATTTTTTCGTAAGTGTATTTGTTATTAGGAATACCACATACTTTATTACTGTTTAAATAATCTAAATAAACCATTTGTAGAGTAGGATAACCCCCTCCATGTCCGTCATCTATAGTTTGTCTGTTTTTTACATTTATGTGGATTTTCCAAAAATTTTCTGCAAATTCAAAAAATGATAATTTAGAAGCGTCTATCTGAATTGTAGTCCAATCTGGACCACCTGGAGATGGATATAAGTATTGTGGTGGGAATATCCCAGGTGTTGTTATATCTCCTAGAGGGGTAAGTCCATATAGACAACCAAATTTACTAGAAGTGTTCCATACATCCCATTCTAATCCTTGTCCTACATTCAAGAATAACTCTATATTCTTTACATTTAATACTTGTCTATCGGAATCTACATGATATTTGGTTCCGCGAGTATTAAGAACAGATTGTCTATTTGCTAGGTTTCTAAAACTCTCATTAGTTTTTCTTGGGTCGACTTGTACCCATGATTTTTTATTATCTACAGTTTTAACTAAATCGAATCCCATTTTCATATCAGGGAATTTTCTGAGATAATCTAAATATTTTTCTCCGTATGTAAAAGGAGCAAATTGTGTTTTTATATCTGGGGTGTCACCAGTAAAAATGGATTTTTTTGCATTAACTACTTGGTCGCTTTTATGTTCTGGTGTTCTTTCAAACCATCCAGCTCCTGATTGGAAGTATCCGTCTTTATTAAATTTAGGTGGTTTAGGATAACCATCTTTCCCTACTGGATATTGGTCTCTAGTAGCAGTGACTGGTAAAGTTACTTTTTCTGTTCCAAACGTAAATCCTGTCACCACCGTTGGTGGGAAGGTTAGTGAATCAGTAACTGCACTATAATATTGTCTTTCTACAGGGATAGACTCTACGTAGGTTCCACCCGAGAAACTTTCAATAGTACTATCAAATTTATTCATATTTATACGGTTTCCAGCCACATAAACATGTTCATTAAATTCAATTAATGCTTCTGGTGCACCCACCAATCGTAATAAGAATTCTATAGATTTTCTTGTTCCCTTTGATTTAAAAAGATAAGCAGTGTTAACTAAAATTTTTCTATAGAGTTCAACGTCCAACTCTGCTGGGGTACTATTAGTAGATTCCCCCTTAAATTCTTCTGCCCCACCTCTATTAAAAATCGAGTCTAAAAAGTTAACTTGTTGGATGGAACTTGGTGTTCCCCACCCCAACATGCGTGCTAAATTCTTTAATAGAGTATCTGGGATATTATTTATACCGTCATAACTAACATTGGTCATGTAAGCTAATCCGTCTATATATTTTTTAACTTGGTCAAAACTTCTTCCGTAAACTTGTAATATCTTTTCAAATCCTTGGTTTTCCGTATCAAATTCTTTAAGTGCTCCCGTAGTTAAAAAACGAGAGACTAGGTTAGTTTTGTAGTCGTCAAAAGTAATAGCAATATCATTTAGTCTCCCTAAATAATTTGTAAATGGTGCACCTTCTATCAAAATATTCCAAGTATCTTGTAAAGGCCACGTTAAATTCTTTGTCGAACTTACTAATTTACCACTATTAGTTTCTCTTAACACCTTAAAACTCGAGGTATAAATAGGAGTACTTGTCCTATTCAACAAATATTGTTCTACATCATCTAACTTTTTAAATATTTCTTCTGTTTGAGGTGTATTAGGTTTAAGTATTAGTTGTTGAGTTACAAAACTTGCTCCACTAAATGGATTACCTTTTACCGTAATATTTAAATTACCTGAAGTATTAGACGTCGCAGGTGTCATTACTTCTATCTCAAATTCCCTACTACCTAAAAATAAACTATACTTAGAATAATTTTTAGTCATATTACGAATCTCATCAACCCCTTCGGTAGTACCAGTAAAGAATAAATTCCCCATTCTTGTGTACTCTATCGCAAATGGATTCGACATTTGGGATATGTTAACATCTAATGTGGTTTCATTTTCTGTTGGGTCAAAGACGATATTAGTAGCGGTGACCCCTGTTAGATAATCTCGTCTTATTCGATTAACTACAATTGCAGCTGGAAATTTTTTAATTATATTTTGGGTCGCAACTCTAAGTCGTTCTGCGAGGGAACCATATAGAGTAAAGTTAGTAATTTTACTTCTATCAAAATTAATAAAAGTAGTTAAACTATTATTTACTAAGGTTTTTGCTTCTTGTGCATTACTAAAATTAAGACTGTCTAAAGTGATTGGTTCTGAAAAATTACCTAAAGAAAATTCTCGACTATCTTTATCGGTAACAGACATGGAAATACCAAAATTACCTAGACTAAACTGAGTAGTTCCATCTGTAAATTGATTTCCAACTAAACCATCACTAAAACTATCTAACCCACTAGATGCTTGTGAAGAATATGTGTTATTCCCATTTGCCATTTACTATTGGATGTTATTAAAAGCTTTACTAAAGTCTATATTATTCTCTCTATCTTTTCTTACTTCATATAAAGGATTACCAAATTGGTCACGTTTTTCGTAGAGAGTATATTGTTTATAAATGTTATCATTTTCGTCATAAAGGGTGTAAATACCATCCGTTAATGACTTAGTTTGGTTTCCATATAATGCTATACCTAAACTTTCTAAGTCATAATCCACCATCTCTATCTCTAAAGTTATGGGATTAAAATAGGTATTACTTATAATTACATTTTGGTCGGGTTGTCCGATATATGGTAATGCGTTAGGTTTATTGGAAGGTGCTGATGTTGGTGTTAGTGTACAGAACAATAAGTTACTCCCTCCATTTACATAACGATATCTAATAGCTTTTTGTGCACTATTAGTTAAATTTTGTGTAATTGGTTCACAGAAAAAGGAAGAGGTGACAACTCTATAGAAATTAGGAATTTTAGTTCCGTCAGAATTTAGATATTCTACCCTAAACCCTACTAAACCATTGTTTACAAATTTATTCCTATACTGTGGAGCTACATTATTTAAATCAAAAACTAATCCCTTAACGTTTGGTAGTGAAGAGAGTACACCACAGTCGGTGATTGAAGTCCGTACTTCTACTGGTTTAATATAAACCGTATAAATTCCTTTTTTATTAAATTCTGTAGAAGGTAATTTTAAATTATATAATCCACCTAGAATTTCGACGTTTGCGTTACCCGTAGTCTCCCCATTATGATAATAAGGGGTTAAGATAGAACTGGCGTCTAAACTTTTTAGTATTACACCACTATTTGATTCCCTAGTGGGGGTGTATACCATTACTATATCCACATCTTCTGGTGATACATCTGCTGGTCTTTTTATTCCGTATGCTCCTAATGCCATATTTTTTAAATTTTATTCTTGTTTCTTTATTTTATAATATCCATAACCGTGGTTTACTAGCCCTCCCATGGTTTTAATTTCCCCTAATCGTTGATTTGGTTCAAATACTGTTTGTTTTCCTCTTTCGATAAATATTTCTGATTGTATTTCTGTCGGCTCACAAACATTCATTAATACCTCTTCTTTTGTCAGTGGGTCTCTACATAACAATACTTTGGTCCCATCTAGGAAATTAACTCCTTCTTGAAATGGATTAATTTGGTATTCACATGACCCGTCATCAATGACTGCCAATGCATTATAATTCCACGCATTTGGGTCTGTACATCCTTCAACTGGATAGGTACAACAGGTAAAATCTAGTGGAGGAAAAAGTCCTCCACAACCCTGTGTAGCGAGAGGATTAAAGTTAAGTGCTTGTGGGTCCATACATCCTGGTCCTGCTCCTGGAATGTTATAATTACATAGAGTTGCATTTGGTACCGAAGGATAAAATCCCGGTAATGCAATTCCATTTACATCTGTTACTATACAGTTCCATCCAAAAGCATTAGTGATAACATCGGCTAAAACGTTAGGGTCTGCACATGGGTCATAATTGACAGCTAATGGGTCAGGACATCCTTCATTCCAAGTACATGTCCCCATCGCCATTATATTTGCATCAGGGTCAAAATTATTTGCAGGGATACCTGCATATGTAGGAGCTAAATATGGGCCCATTATATTACTTAATCCTAAACCACCATCATCTATACATCCTTGAATTGGTTCTTGATAAAAACATGAACCGTCATCATAAGTTGCAAGAGGGTTATAATTCCATACTAAATAGGTAGGTCCTGTACCAAATATATCTGGATTTGGACCTCCTGTGCTATCCATACATCCTGGTATTTGATACCAACAACAATCTGCCCAACCTGGATTAAAAGTACCTACGGGGTCCCCATTACAATCTCCACTACATTGGGCACAATAATTAGATGCTGCTACTGGACCTGAACTTATTGTGGTTGGAGAAGAAGAACCAATAGTAGCTATATATCCTTGATAGTAAGTAGGGTCTGTACCTAACCACTCATATCCCCCCGCTGTATTAAATACTGGGGAACTTCCTGGTCCTAGTGGAGGATAAACATTGTTAGGCCCTCCATTAGGGGGTGGATTCCCTGTATTGTCCCATAGGGTACCTCCTACACCTGCGTCGGTACATCCATCATTATTACAACAACATTGGTCTGCGGATGCATATCCTGTTTTTGACCAAGATAAGGGGTGCCCACCTGGATTAGGTGACCCATTAACAGTTAAACTAGTACACGGTACATCTGTTCCTCCTGGTTGGGATGCGGTTCCTTGACTAGAAATAATAGGAGCTCCTGAAGTGGGGTCTAATATTGGAGCACCTGTTACTGGGTCTAATAATGGTACCGACCATGAGAAATTATTACCACCCAGGTCTGTTATTTGTGCATAACCACCATTTAACCAACTAGCTTGACTACACATTACTTGTCCAAAACTTGCAGGGTCTAAAGGGTCACTTCCATACCATGTTAAATCTCCTGGGTCAGGTTGTCCTGCACAATCTAAACTAGCGATTGCATTAAAGTTTGCATAGAAAGGATTCGTACATCCATATTGTTTATACATACAACAACTATCCCAGTTACTTGGGTCTTGTTTATAGTCTGCGTAATAGTCTCCTCCCGCGGAACTATAACTACCCCAACTTCCGTCTCCATTCTGGGTATTTCCACAATCAAAGCCATTTCTGTCACCACTTTGTACCCAATTATCATCCATATCCCATACCCCGTAATTAGTAGGGTTGTTAGTGGTAGCACCATAACAGGGGTTAAAAAGAGGTTTACCTGCACAATCAAAACATACATTATCAGCTGGACTATTAGTCAGAGGAGAACCGTCTTGTATACACCCTGTAGGAGCGGGAGTACTCGGAGGGCCTAAACAAAGTCCATTTGGGGAACATGGGTCATCGTTACATGTTTGCCAAACAGTACCACTACCACATCCCGCTACTAAGTTGTGCCCTGGACCTGCAATAGGAGTCGTTGGTATAGCGGTCCCATAATCCATTGGGTTTGCACACGATGCAGGTGGACATGTGTCCGCCACATCTGGGTCTGAACCTATTTGAAAACAAGGTATACATAAACTTATAGCAGAGTATCCACCGTTGAAATTTGGGTCTGTCTCCACATACCATGGGGCACCACTACCTAATAAGAAGTGGTCCATTACGTGGTCAAGAACGTCGAACGTTGCGAGAAATGTATTAGTTCTAGCAGGAGACAAGTCATATAAACCTGCTCCTATTTGTCCACATCTACTAACTTGTCCTACATTAAAGAAATAAAATTTATCCCCCACATTATTCATATAAATTCCTGTAGAACCACCTGGTAACCATTGTTCGGTAGGCCATGTCGACTCACTAATTGGTGTGATACTTGAATTTATATATTGATAGAAGTGACTCCACGTGGGTGTAAGTCCACCATTTAGTCCTGAACAACAACACGAACACGACCCGTTTGTGTCTAACCCTGAAGGATTAGATTGATTGTCTAATACACTATTAATAGTACTTAGTGATAAACCATAACCATTCCATAGATTAGGGGCGGGATAACTTTGTGTTATAATTGTATCACCTAATTGTATTCCTGAGAATCCGGCGGTTACTGGTGTTCCTGGACAACCCATTTTATATTATTTTTTTTTTATTCATTTTATTATTATATTAAAAAACACCTCCACCATCTATTACTGTAAAATACAGTGGGTCGGGTTCTACAGAAATTGTTTTAGTGGTGGTACATCCAATAGTATCCTCAATTGTAAAATTATAAAGTCCTGCAGGAGCACCACCTACACTACTATAACTAGTTGGACAAAGATTATCAAAAATTACACCACTATAATATCCATTTGTTGGTGTTATGATTTTAACCTCTCCTGTAGTATGATTTGTTATTGTATATTGACTACTTTCAGCCTCATCAAAACCTACTATCTGTACTACTCCATCACAATTAAGATTCCACGCGTTATTGTCAACAAAAGCACTACATACAGTTGGATTGGTAATGGTTAATTCTAATTCCTGGATATTCGTACAACCACACGCTGCTTCACACTCTGACATTGTTTTATATACATTTGGTTGTGATAATAATGAAGCGTAAGTGTTTCCCGACATGGTTATCTCAGGTTTAGGAATTTGGGAACAACTACTTTCTGCACATCTATATAATTCATCTGGGTCTATTGGGTGGGGTGGTCTATCTCCCGTAGTATTTATTCTGTTACTACCTCCTCCTCCTGGTGTAGTACAATCGGTGCATGCTCCCCATATTGTATCAAAACTTGGGTCATTAGCTTCACATTTAACTCCATCAATACAGACATAGCAACAATCCCAATTTCCACGTGAACTCGGCCATGTGACAATATCTCCTTGGACGTAAGGATAACCATAAGTCCACGGTCCCAGATTACCATTACCCAGGAGACTTATTACACCTAAATCAAAAGTGTATGGGTGACTACCTTGCTGAATAGTAATAGTATTAGTACAGTCACACCCACCTTCTTCATCTGTACAACAATTATAATCGAGATTGCCCCAGAATAACCCTCTACTTGTAGCACTATAAGTGGTGGTTCCTCCACTATAGTCGGTATAATCCATATGGTTAATGGTGTAAGCAGTATATGAAGGTTCTATAGTATTAATAACTCCGTGCCCTGAAAGCCCAACACTCACCACTTGCCCAACTGATGGGTAAGGAGCATTTCCATATTGTGCTAACATATTTAATTGACTAGTATATGAATAACCAGTAACTTGAAAGGGAACATCTGTATAATGCATACTATAAAAGTCCCAAACATCTGGATTACTATCACCACTAAATATCCAATCTTGAGCGATATACTGACAACCTATTGGGTCTCCTAGATTAGGAGGTTGAATTGCAAAGCTCCCAAAAGGATTAGTAATTGGTGGTGTATTTAAATACGGAATAGGTAAAGTTTTAGATACATACGTTGTACCCCACGGATTTACTTGTTTAAGTGTAATTGTATACGCTGTGGAAGGTGTGGTATAAGTGTGAGTAGCAACAGTCTGAGATGGTGAAGATAGGGTACCTGTTGTACCGTCTCCCCAATCTATTGTATATGGTGCAACTCGTAAGAATTTTTTAAACTCTAAGTTGGATGTATTGAACACTGTAATAGAATTACCATTACCCGTATAAACAAAGTTATTGAGAGTTTCTCTTTGGTATGCGAGGCCATCCCATGGAGTATATACCCCAATATCATTAAAATCTTGAGTTAAAAGAATCGGAATAGTCACTCCTGTAATACAACTTGGAGATGTTGGTAGCGGAGATGTAGAGGTGATGTCTCTCCATGTTGGGCACCAATAATCTTCTCGTATGGGTGCTTGCCAATACGTACATAACCCAGATTGATTAAAGAAACAATTTCCACAATTTTCTCCCGTATTAACCGTATAGTGTGTATCTGCAACATAGGTTTGGGGCAACTGGGTAGGAATGACATCTATTTGCCCTGGATATAATCTTCTTTTTATTTTATAATAATAATTTTCCACTATACTGGATTTATATATTCCCAAAATTCTACTGGGGTGTTTATGGATGTTCCTATCCTATTACCTTGTAAGTCTTCCAACCAATAGGTAAAATCATTTTTATTTATTCGTAATCTACAGTATAAGTAAGTAGCAGGATTAAAACTAGTTGGGTTAGGTATCGTACTTGGTAGTGAATTGGTGAACCTACTTATTTTACCGTCTCTTCCATTATAGAATTTACATGACATATAAAAATTAGTAATACTTAATACACTATCTCCTTTTAACCAATAGAAAAAGTAACCATTATTATTATCGTCCATATCGAACTGGAATCTAGGAACTACTACATTTCGTGCAGTTTCATAGATAACCACTGTTTGGTCCACTGTCCCGTCATTATTAAAATCAAAATCCACTGTCAAAGGGGAATCTGGTTCGTGTAAATTTAAGTTATCCCAATCAGAACCTGGAGTGGTAAAACAATCTAAATCTATTGATAATAAATTTACAGAAGTCCCTTTAACTGGTGACAATATACTCGACATATAAAATTTCTGCCTAGTACTGTTAGGACTATCATAAAAATCTAACTTAAAAAAGCTTTTTTGTAAGTCTGAAGTATTTTGTGCTATTTCTAAATTTTCATATCCTTGGAAATTATAACCAAATGGGACCGCTGCATTAGGAGCAGGAAGAGGAAGAGTTGTAGGCCATGTAGAGTTTAAGGGGTCGAAAAAATTAAATTGATAAAAAATATCTGGACTCTCCTCTGAATTATCCGCTAAAGGTGCATGTCGGAATCTAGTTACCTCATAATCTTTAGTAGGATTTATTAATTTTCTTACCACATCGTCTTCATACCCTTTAATTAAGTCTTCTCTACCAGCTTCATCAAAAGTCGTTGCGAATCCCAATTGTAATGTGGGGTCTTTAGTCGATATTGTAAATTTATATTTATTCGCAGCCATCTATTACAAATGTTTCTATAGTTTCTGTTATTGCAGTCACACTGTCATCAGATTCAAAGCGGATTTGTCTTTGAACATAAAAAGGTATGATATTACTTGGATATTGTGCGTCATTTAAAAATGGGTAATCCACACCTACCCCATTATCGATAAACCCTATATCGTATAAATCTCTCCATCTCCATTGTTTACTACTTTCCCAATATTCTGCCCAATCTGGTACATTTATTACTTCTTTTGGGTCCCCAAACTCAATATAGGTAGAAAATCTTCTGATTGGTACTTCATAATGTGGAGTATAAATGTATCCCTTCATTAAATCGTAATTAGTCCCTAAAAATGGGTCTGTTATATTTATGCGTTGGCCGTGATTAAACACTTGTTCATTCCAATTAAACTTATGTCTCATATCACTAATAACCCTTTCTTTTAATTCTTCTTTATTATATTCACAAAACCCTCCTCTTAATGTATCTCCCACTCTAAGGGGAATTCCTCTATTCATTACACCACCACCCACATTACTTACGATGACTCCTGAAGGTTGTGGGTTTCCTACATCTCCTCTTACTACATTAGGCCCTGCTTGGCCATTTCCGTCAATAGAGGAATCTATAAAGGTAAGAGGAAAATTCCATTCCCACCCATAACGAGGTGGGTAATCAAAATAACCTAAATCATTTCTTAAAAAAACTGAAATATATAAATTAGTAAGTGGACGTCCTAAATTATCTCTCAAATCTTTAACGTCTACATCTCTGGTAAAAGAATAAAGATAGGCGGGATATGCGTTCTTAGTCGCCACTCTACAAACCCCAGTAGGGGTTACTCTCTCTACTTGTTTTATATTAGGAAATGGTTGTTGTTCAAACCCACAATCATTTACCACTGCATCGGTATATTCCGTTAATATTTTATGATTTCTAACATAATAAACAGATAGAGTATCGGGATTAGTTGGGTTTAGTTGTCTCTTCATAGTTCCGAAAGTATAATCTGGAAGAGGTGTAGTAGAAATATTTCCTTGTGGAATTATTAGGGTAAAAACTGTTAATTCTGAATTTCTTTTTCCATCACCAAGAGAATAAACGGCAAAAGTATTACTTGCCCCCACAAATTGGTAACTGGTCCCTAAACCATCATCTAAACTTAATTGTACATATTCACCTAAACTCAATCCGTGAGGAGTGGGGCAATAAAATCTATAAGCATCCCTTCCATTTTCTGTAATATTTAAAACGTAAAAAGGAATACCTTGTGAAGCAGTAAATCTTATACTTCTACTCGTTGGTGCTTCTTCTTGTTGGTAATACATTATCTCGTCACTATTACAATCTGTCGGATAAGTTATGAACATATTCCAATTAGTAGTAGTGGATAAAAATTCGTCTACATCTTCTCGTTGTATATCAAACTCTTTGAATTGTGGGTATCCTGGCCAGGGACTTGCGGCTGGTTGGTCATAGAATAGTTCTTGGAATAGGAGACTGGTAAATTGCAACGCTACTTCATCAACCGCTAACCCACTGTAACAGTTGTCTACCATAGGGTATATTTTACCGTAAGGTCTATAGGTGGATATGGTTTGTCTTTCTACATTAAATCGGTCATTCAAATTTAAATTTACCGTTCTATCCCCTTGTATTAATTCACGGGAAGTGTCTTGGAGTGATACTTGGAATGTTAAATCTTCTTCAGTTGCACCTGCGAACCTTTTTGTAGGAATTACTTTTGTTATATTACTTCTATTACCCATTACGATGTTTCTTCTATTGGTGGTATGTATTTATTCACGAATTCGTCGTACGCGGTATCTCCTTGGTAAAGTCCAAAATAGTAATGGAAATATCCAAAGGAGAGTTCGTCCCCTTGTGGAATTCCATAAAATATTGGCCCAGTCTTTGGTTCTACTAAGATTCCTGGTTGGTTTCTATTGGTGATTAGGTTAGATTGTGCCGTTCTCCAATTATTGTCTCTATCTCCAAATGTTTGGTTTGTTTTTCCCCAAGGATAATATGGAATTTGTTGAGCAAAAGTATATCCATTATTCCCTCCTATAACATCTGCTCTTACATTGTCAGGAGTAATTTTCATTTCTTTCTTTGCAAATGTTGGCCCAATATCTGGGTCTATCATACCAGTAGGTAATGGACCGTATTGAGGGTCACTTGGGTAGTGAAGAGGACTTTGGTACTTATATAATCCAAGTTCATTATTTAAAGCAACCGCTTGTGAGATATCCCCATCTAAGAGTCTATATTGTGCATTTCTTATATTTCTTTGATTTCTATCAAAACCAGTATTAATCGGTGGAAAGATGAATGTCATTAATCCTGGTCTTCCACCAAACCAATTATTTATTCCAGTAGTTTGGATATTCCAGAAATTGTATTTCATCATTTTCTGATTAATAAAATAATCTAATATTCCAGCAGGAGACTTCTGAGATGATGACTCTAATTTATTAATAAAAAAGTCTGTATCAGCTTCTTCATTACAATCTACACAATAATTATTCGTTGATAAATCTTCAAAAGTACCCAATTCAGTTAAAGTGGTAGGGTAGTTTATCCCTTTATTTCCCCTATAGGTTATAGAGGCAGGTACAAGATTATCAGCATTATCAGTATAGAAGTATTGCCAATTCATTTGTTGGACTGCGGCCCCACCATCTGGTATATATCCTGCTACTCCCCAAGGACATGACCTATAGTAATAATGTGGATTATCTGCACTTAAATCTTCTGGAGTAATAATTACATCTCTACAACAAAAATCTGTTCTCGTCTCTTGAAGGGTGGCATCATCTACTATTACATCTACTTTATTTTCAAATCTAAAGTGATATAGGGTCCCTCTAATCCATGAATTCCAAAATCCTAGATTAAATACTCCTTGACACAATCCATTATATATATTTTTTCTTACCCTCCATTCATTAAGTGCCGTAAAGATAGTCGCTAAACGTGCTAATAGAAAAGCAGCAATTACCGCAACAAATCCCCCAATAACTAAGTCTTGTACTAAAGGTCCTACAGCAGCTCCCGCACCTGGAATTATCCCTAATGCAATTCCCGCGATAGCTAAGGTGATAAGTGCCGTCACAAAGGCAGTTCTAAATCCAGAACCATCATAACTAATAGTATAACACCCCTTATTACTAAGTCTTCCTCTTCCTTGATTCTCTAATTCTTCCCCATGAATCTCACTATAATATAATGGACTCCCTGCACAACTACTACCTCCTGGGTCACTTGGGTCTGAACATAGAGGTGGTATTTGACATAAAGGGTCATCCACTAGAACATCTCCAGCTTCTTCCTCAAAGTCTCCCAACCCGAACACACCTATTATATCTAATTTAAAAAAGTTACCACAGTTACAGTTTTCACACTCATCATATTTTGTTAAAGGTAACCTATATTTCATAGAGGTAATTGCACTTACCATAATTAAAGATAGTGTAATTTCAGTAGCAGCAATTAAAAATACACCAATAATAGTCCCTACCGCCCCTAGAATATCACCTAAAGGTACATTAACACCTAACCCAACCACAAAGTTTATAAACTCCGCACTATGGGCTGCTAAGTCTGCAAACATGGCTACTAATTGCATAAACAGATTAAAGGTTCCAATTATAACACTTAAAGCCAATAACATAAAGGGCACGAAAATCGCTAATTGTGTCACAAAAAGATTTAATTGAGTCATTAAGAATATAAAAGAACCGCCCCTAAATCCGTCATTTGGTGGAAACTCTTTTATGGTCCCACTACAATCTGCTTCATATGCAGGATTAGTACTTTTAATACCAATAAAATTCCATCTATTATCTTTGGAGCCTTGTCCTGCTCTTGTAAAGGGCCACGCACCAGTTGTAGTCACATCTCCATCAAATGGCATCGGTTGATAATTATTCCTATATAAATCAATGTGTTGAGTTACCGAATATACTCTATCTGGTTTCATCTCATAAAAATAATCTTGTGTTAAGAAAGCTGGAGAAGTCTCCCAACTATCACCCCATGCTGGGTCCGCTTCAGGATAATCTAATAAATTAGTAGAAAAACTATAACTATTAGGAAAATATTGGTTGGTATATTCTCGTAGGTTTGGGACTAGGTATTTGGCTTTTCTAGATTCTGAGGAATATTCTTGGTCAAAAGAAATTCTAAATCTATATTTTCCTCTTGTTGGAACACCGACAGATGGGTCATCAGATATCTGTTGGTTTCCATACTCATCAGTATAGAGATAATCCAGATTCATTGGGACCTCTGCAACAAAGGAACCATTACCACCTATTTTATATAAATTTATCCTTTCTAATTTAGGGGTACAGCCATCTTCTTCTTTATGTATCGTAAATCTGACTGCTTCAATTTTTCCCGACCCTGTAGTTAGTTTACATACCTCACCCATTCTTTTAGATGGTCCACATTTCCAACCTACATTTTCTACATTATTATCACTAATAATACTTCCCATTAATAAGGCATTAGGTCTTATCTCTACATTAGAATCTCTTAAATCGAAATCTACTCGAGAAACTCCTGAATTACATAATTCATCATCCCCCCAAAATGGTACAACTTCTATAGTTTTATTTTGAATTACAATTTGGGGGAGAGTATCTAGGTTTTCTGAAGATTTGAACTCTGCTGAACTTTTAAAATTTTCTGCTGGTACTCCTTGTGAAATAAAATTAAAGGGTTTCATGGAAAAACAGCCTATGTCACTTACGTCTACCGACATATGAATTTGGTAAACTCCAATAGGTGCTCCCCAAATCATAAAGTCCCCATTCTCATTAGTTTTTGCGGTAAATTTATAGTACTTCTCATAAACCTCTAATTTTAAAGGATTAGATATTACTTCTTCTGCACCCATAAAACTTCCTGTAGCGGCGTGACGATTATGTTGTTTTGTGGTAGGTAAAAGATTATAACGATATCCTTCGTCATTTTTATCTGTTACATCAGTATAGGGATATAAAGCGGTTATAACTTCATCTTGTGCATCTTCATCAGTTAAAGGAATAAAAACAGAAATTTTTGCATTCGGTATACCCAATCCACTATTTGCGACCACTCTTCCGACTACTACACCATAGTCAGCACACAATCTCGAATACACTTCTGATTGGGTTAATTTTAAACTTAGAATCTCTAATAAATCAAAGTCTTGTTGTAGATTTACTTTGATGTGAGAATCTTCACCTATTTTTGTTCTTATTCTATAAGATTTTTGCATACCTTAAATTTGGCAAATAAATATTTATTTAATTAAAATTAAAGGTAATTAAAAGCGTAAATATGTAAATCAATCTAACTTATGGTTGGTTGCGCCATTGATTTAACCCTAATAACAATATCCTTACTGGTAAACTTAACTTGGAAAGATTGATTTGGTTGTGCAAATATAGTTCCGTCAATTAGAGCGATTTCTTTGGTGGTTGGGTCTTTATAAGGTTGAGATACAGTATTTTGGGAATATTCACCTCCTACTTTATTATATAATCTTAGTTCTACTAAATTTATTACTCCTGGTTGATTGGTTATATCCTTAACCATCTCTCCAGTGAATATATCTTGTCCCATTTCCCTATTATCTGGATTAAAGAAACTTGATACTTTATCTATTACATTTGTCACTATTTCTGCTTGATTATAACCTGGGTCTATAACTAAATCGATTTGTGTACTTAAATCGATAACTTCTGCTGAAGTAACACTGATATAATCGTTTAACATTCTAAAGTCTGACAAATACTCTGCAATATTTCTCATCATCGTCGTACTAACCTTTGATGTTAGTGCTCCATCTTCCGAATAAGAGAGTAGATTAATCATTATTTTATTTTCTACTTCCATCACCCCGACTTTTGCGGGTGCACCATATATACTAGGCATTGTCTGAATTCTAGATACATAGTCATTAATTGTTACAGCTCTTTGTTGTGCAGAAAAATTAAAAGATATATAATTTCTTAATTCCTCCACTGTAGGTTGATTGGCTCCACCTATTGCTGAACTTACATTATTAACTGTTAAAGATTCTCTAACAGCGGTATTAGTGGTACTAATAGGTCCGTTAATAGCAAAATCTACTGTAGCAACATTATTTATACTATTGGGTCCTACATTTGTAGATTTTCCACCACCCACCCTGTACTGGATGAATAGAGTGGTGTTAGATTTAGGTGTACTCCCTAAAGAAAGGTTATTCATATATTGTTGTAAATCTAACTTATATCCTGTAGAGGTTAAGTCTTCTAACGAATCTTCCGCAGAACTACTTCCACCCCCTAATGTTAAATGGAAAAATCCTTCTGGGGTGTACTCTGTTACAAATCTTTTATTGGTGTTAACCCATTTTCCTACTTTTATTCCTGGAGTGTCTCCTTTTTTACCTGGGTCTGGAATAAAAACTTTATCCTGTGCTAAAGCGTCTACTTCGTACCATTTATTATCTGAATTAATAAAGTCTACATTCTTTGGTAAAGCTTGAATACTAGTTCCATCTTTTTGAATCAATGCAGTAACCCCTAAAACATTCTTTTCTGGTAAAAATACTTTAAGAAATGGTCTAACATCTCCATCTGTTATAACTTTCTTAAACACTTTAGTGACTCCATTTACCACCACTTCTCTTTTAGTGATAGTGTAATTTATAACATTACCATTAGAATCAAAATTTGGGGTTTTAGTTCGGTTTGGGAACCCTCTACTATCAAAAGCTGAAGAGAAGTCTACATCGTCTACCAATTCAAATACTTGACCCGCTCCTTTAAATTGTGAATTTCTTCTAAGTAACCCCTCATATCTCACATCTTCCTTATCTCCCATTACAGGAACTGTAATTGATAAATCAGTGACAGCTACTGAAGGTCTATTTCCTGGAATTTTCAATCCGTAAGTCCTCGCTATATTAAATAAAGAGGAACGTTGTTGTGCATATTGTAATACAGTTTCCTGTATACTTCTATCTATATGATAATTTAAATTATCTCCTATCGCAGCGTTTAAATCTAACAGAACTGAAAATATAGAAGCATCATTTGCATTTTGAATTAAATCAGGATATTGTTCTCTTACGTATCTTAGTAGGTCAGTCCTTAATCCTACAAAATCTCTTTCTGTGTATGAAATCTTATTATTGGCCATATTATAAATTAATAGTTACAAAATCTTTAGTTTCGAAAGCACTACTCGTTGTAGTAAAGTCAATTCTAACTTTAGCGGTATAATCATCTGTCCCCGCACCCGCTACTCTAAATACTCTATCGTCATTATCAGTTACTAATGTACCCTCACCTTCTTCAGCTTCTGCTAATGGAGTTATTATTATACTGTCTATCCTTAAATTTGGTATATATTTTTGTACTTGTTCTCTTATCTCTGCCTCTATAGAGTCAAAGGTAATGGTGTCTAAGGGTTCAAATATATATTCGTATAGCCTAGTCCCATAATCAGGTAAGAAATACCTCATTCCTTTTCTAGTTAAAAGAAGATGTATTAAGTTTGCTCTGATTTCCTCCTCTGGCGTATCAGTTAAATCAAACATGTATCCCAATCTGCTTTCAGAAAAGGGAAAGTTCATACCATATGTTCCAAATTCGGGCATATTATTGTTTTCTTATAAATACTTCAAACATTAATTTGTTTTAGGTTTGGGGTTGTTCTTCTGGTGAGGTGGCCAATATGCACAATGTTTACATCCATTACCACAACAATATCCTCTTTTAAGGTGGTATTGTTCACTCATTACCATTTTACCGTTTTCCCAATAGAAATCCCCTGTCTCATATTTTGGTGTGAGGAATTCTTTGTAATGTAATTCGGTAATCCAATCATCCATTCGTCTCATTTTTAACTTCTTTTACTTCTTCTTTATGTCCACAATGGGGACATATAATTAAACCCTCTTTAGATAAAAAATGGTGGTCTGAGATAGTCCACCATTTGTTACATTTACCACAATTAAAGTGGTATAAAATTTCTTTACTAACTTTATGCTTCATTTAGTTCTTTCTCTTTTTCTATGCTCTTTATATCCACATCTATTTCACAACTTCCACCTGCACATGCTAACTCACCTGACAGATTTGTATTATCATCTAACTCCACTACTTTAGATAAATCAACTTCAGTTAAAGTTTTTAACATCTCCTCATACTGTTCTTCATTGATGTCCTCAAATGGTGCCTGTGTATAGGTTCCACCATTATAGGGTAATACTGATAGTCCATTATAGAATTTCCTATTTTCCCACATCCATTCACCTGCTGGGTCCCATTCATGTTCCCTTAATGAGATGGTTGCCGATACATTATGACTATTAGAACCTTTTCTATGTCCCGCATTTACCCATTCGGTCGCAACCTTCTTAACTCGTTCTAAAAGTTGGAATGGTGATTCTGTTCTCATTATAGACCCTTGTGGTGCTTTTTGTGGAATAGAAATCACTGCAGTATCGTGTGGTCTAAAATACTCATCCTCCACCAATTCAGGGTGATAAGCTTTCAAATAAGTGTAAATCGCTTCATTCTTACCAACTCTAATTCTTCTAATATAGAAATCGTTATGCCATGCATGTATACCAGAAGATGTTCCTAATGTTAAAGAAGTTGTACCTGCTGGTTTTACAGTTGTAGTTCTTGCTGCTTGATTTATTCCTACTAACTTAGATATTCTTGTATTTTCTCTTTTAACTAAACTCGCAGCTTTGGACATATCATATCCTAAAACTCGACCTGAACCTATACCTGTCATTGATACACCTATTAATGCATCTTTTTCTGTTGTTTCTCTCCAAACATCTCTTAAATAATGGAAAGCGGTATATCCTGCTTGGAGTGTTCCAATAAATGCTGCAGTCTTAACTCTTTCATTTAAATCTTCCTGTGATTCAATATTTGAAACATTTACTTCACAAAGATTACAAAACTGATAAGGTCTCAAAGCTATCTCACAACATGGATTGGTTCCCCAATCTTTATCATTATTTAGATAAATTCCTGGTTCTCCTGCTCCTGATAATTCAACTCTTTTCCATATATCCATAAAGAATTCTTTGGTGATTTTATGTCTCATGAGTACTGCGGAGTTATTAGCTCTACCTCTTTGTGGGTTTAACTCCCACCAGTTACCAGCTTTACAACCAATCATTGCATCGTCATCTGCAGAAAATAAACTAATTAACGCTGCTCTTCTAATACCGCCTGCAAGTACCGCATCTGCAATATAACATACAATATCATGTACCTCTATAGTAGTCAATTGGTCTCCGTTTTCTTTTTGATTCAATAACCCTTCTATTTTAACCAAACATTCTTTTAATGGTTGTGGTCCTGGAGCTTTACCTCCTGATGTTACAAGTCTAGCTCCTTTAGCTCTAATATCTGAAAAGTCGAATTCCACTCTACTACCCCCACCATTCATATATGATTTCATTAGGACTTTGACGGAATCTGCCCAACCTTCAATTGAATCACCAATTAAAAATCTTCTTTTTCTTTTTGCGTATGGTTTTTGGATGTTTGGTAATTGATTAACGTGGTGTTTTTGTACCGAATATCCAACACCTGTTCCACCTAACAATAAAAACATTGTTTCACTAAATGAATCTATATGGTCAATTGGAAGATAAGCACAATTGTATATTCTATTTGGACTTATTTCAATTGGTTTACCGCCGAATTGCATTGACCTCATCGATGGTAGTACTTTCTTGTCATATACTAGTTTATATTTCTCATTAATTTCATCCTTCAATTTAGGATATTTCTTGATATGCATATTTTTATTTCGAGTAACTAGTTCTTCCCATGTCTCTCTTCTGTTTATCTCGGGCAAATATTTTGCATACTTCATGTATACTGTAATATCCGATAAAATTTTTGACGCTATTTCCATATTCTACTTTTTAAAATTTATTTATAATTATGTGTTAAATTAACCGTTGTTTGGTTGGCTAATTTGGTTTCTTCGTGCTAATGCTGTTCTCACTCTTTGTGCATTTCTCTCTTCTCGAGTGTGTTCTAAGTCTAGGAGTGTTTGTGATTGTTCTGTACTAATTTCTAAAAATTCATTATCAAATTTACAATTCTCAAAGACTATTCCATCTTTTCCTATTCTAGATTTGGTAATGGCAATCGTTGCTAAACCTAACTCTTTTTGTTGTAAGGATTTTGCGATTGATATTATCACGTGTCCTACTTGGGCTTTTTTGATGGACCCACCCATCATATCTGTTGTAACAACATCTGAACTAATAGAAGTACGATTTCCTTGTGCTGCGGTCCACCCAACTACATTGAGTTCACTACACATTGCTTCAAACTGTCTCATTACAGACCCTTCACCTTTCCATTCATCAGAAAAAGCTCTATCTGGTAATAAACAATCAATATAATCTAATACAACTAAATCAATCTTTACATCTTCTGCCATTAATTTTCTTACCCTGTTTTTAATTTGAGCCATTGTCATAGTATCTGAAGGTAATTTTTCTAAAAGTAATTTACCCCTTCCCTGATACTGTGAAATCTTTTCTAATACTTCGGTTTTTCTTGCTGCTTGCTCTTTAGAAGAAATTCCCGTCCAACAAGTTAAATGTTTTCTTTGTATAATTTTAGGGTTGTCTTCAAAAAATATTTGTAAAACGTTAAAACCTAAATTATATGCGGAATTTGCAACTTTCGTAAGAATAGTACTTTTACCCACACCTGTTGGTGCTAAAAATACACCAATTTCTCCTTTAGCTAACCCACCATCCAATAAATTATCTATGCCGATAATTCCTGTTGGTATTGGTTCTCTAAAATCGTCTTTTAATACTTCTTCTAAACTACTAAAAGCATCTATTGTTGACTCATCTATCTCTCCTACTTGTATTGCCTCTCTAATATACTCCTCACAACGGTCATAAGCCTCAAAATCACCATCATCTAAAATTTTATTAACTTTTGTAATTGCTTTTTGGAGTTCTTGTTGTTTACAGAATTTTAGAGATTTTTCTTGTACCCATAAATGGTCCTCATATGGACAATCTTTAATATCTTTTAACATGTCAAAGATATTTGTTCTTGCCATTTCTGAACTTACTTCAATTCTTGTAATTTGGTCTAATGCATCAAAAGATGGTGGGACATTGTATTTTTCATGATACTCCTTAATCATTTGCATTACCAACTTAAAATATTGATTATCAAAATATCTTGCCTCGATAACTTCTACGATAGAATTGGTGAAATTCTTATCAAGAATTAGTTGATTTAGTAATTTAATTTGAAAGTTATATCCTAGATATCCAAAGTTATTTTTTCCACTCATATGTATTATTTTTTGCGTATTAATAAATAGTATCTCATTTGTATAAGTCTATAACTTTTACAGGTTTTTTCAATGACAATGTGTCACTCAAATCCCCTAATATTCGTGGTATCATTGGTCGAATATCAACAGTATACCTTACACGTGTTGGGTAGCAATTCGAAGGGATAAAGGTGTGAATAATGTTCTTCCCATCCTTTCTAATTTCTATCTCAAAAACCTCATCTTCAGACCCTTCCAAATCCTGTTCACTTAAATTAACCACATTAGTGTACTGGTTATATTGGTCGTATAAATAGTTTAAACTTCTCATTTTAAGATACTCTTTTAGTCTCATTTTTATATAATTAACCTCGTCTAACAGTTCAATCGAATCTAGTGTTTTATCATTAAAGTCTCTCACATTAAAATATCGTTGGCAAATTATGTTACCATTAATTTTTAATAAGAATTCAAACTTTGTTGTCATTTTTTTATCTCCTTTATTATTGTACATGATTTTATTTTTTAAAATTATTCTTCTCTTTCTTTATTAGCCCCATAAATGGTTCAAAAAAATCTAACCAATCATTATCGTTTTTTGGTAAGAATTTGTTTAGTCCATCTCTGATTGTCATTTCTACAGCATTTTCTATTTGTCTTCCTGCTGGGTCTAAACTTGCGTGTGCAAGTAACATTATTTCTTCTTTTGCCTCTTCTGTTAGAAAAGGAATTGATAGGTCCACTAATTTTTTATTTAGTCTATAAAAATCTTCTCCTTGAGCACCTGTCTTTGTTGTGCCCGCTATTATATTTTTTAAAGCTCTATTATTTTTATTTTCTTTAAGTTTATTTTTACTAACTTCTAAAATATAGTCTAAATTTACTTCTTTTTCCTCTATTTCAGGAAAAAGAGAAAATAATGTTTTATCACCTAAATAAGTTATACCGTTAATATTATCACTTCTATCTCCCATCAAAGTTTTCACTAATACAACGTTTTGTGTTGGAATTTCTCTTCCACTTATTAATATTTTATGTTCATTAGTCACTAATTTTTTCTTTATAGGAAAATATTGTGAGACTTTTTTACTTATTAGTTGGGAAAGGTCTTTGTCAGAACTTAAAATAGTTTTATGTTCTTTGGGTGTAGATTGACAATAGTATGCTATACAATCATCTGCTTCACACATCGTAAATTGACATTGTCGGATAAATAACTCTTCTAAATATTCGGAAATTCTATTCTTTTGGTCTATCATGGATTGAAACTGCTCATCATCCATTCTTTTCTTACGTGTTTCTTTATATGCTGGGTACAATTCTTTTCTAAAGTGATTACCTTTTGGGCCGTCCCAAAATACCACCACTTTATCGTAACTATTTTCTTCTAAATGTTTTCGTAGTGTAACTATAAAATGATATAATGCTCCAATATGTTTATTATTGTTATAAACATTCTTGACACCATGAAAGCCTATTTGTAATAAACTGTTTCCATCAACAACTAATACCTTCTTCATTACTCATTTTTATAGGGTTAAACATTCTTTTTAAAATAATTCTCCAGTCGCTTCATCTGTAACATTGAATTCTCCACCCAATCCTATGGTGTCTTTCCAATATGAAGCATGTTCTGCCTTGTACTTTTCTAAGGATTTCTTTTCTTGTGCTTGGTCTTTTCCTGCCAAAAATCCGTGAGGTACGATTAATATCTTTCCATCGTCATAACCTAAACCATTTACGTGATTTTTAACAACAGATACTTTAGTTCTAGTAGCAAATTTGATTTTTCGTTTATCTTTAACTGCTGTTATTTTACTTGTACCTGAGTTCTTCTGATTACCAAAAAGAAATACTAAAGTAGAGTTTAACCATAGGGCTTCACCTCCTTTAGCTTTAATTCTTGGTTGTCCAAAAGGATTATCGGGTAATTCTACCCAAGGTTGGTTTACTACTACCAATGTATTAGTGTATTTAGAACTATCTTTTCTACTTCCACTAATTCGTTGATTTATCCCCATACCTATCTTATCTGCTAATACACTTGCATTATGCATTTTACCACCTTTTCCATCAAATGTCATTTTACATGGTATAGAACCAACAGAGTCCCACAAGAATAATAAATCATACTCTAACTCTCCTTTTTCCTGTGCGTCTAATAGTTCGTTAATATAGTCAGTAATTTGTTCAATATATTGAAAATCATTGTTGAATAGGAAAAATCCGTCCCATTCCCCTTCTTTGTTCTTCTCACATTCTAAACCTAGTAGATTTGCGTGTTGGAAGTCCCATTTTTGTTCAGTAATTATAATAACTGGAAGTACTTCCTTTTTTTGTGCATCTACAGCTGCTTTTACTAAAGCTGTGGTCTTACCAGTGTCAGTATGACCTAACAACATATTAATGTGCCCCATTGAGGGACCTGGTATTCCCGTTGCTTCTGTAAAATCGTTTCCTAAGTCAAAAAATCTATCATCTTTATATGTAGCTTTTTTAGAATACTTTGCTTTTATCTGACTAAAATCTTTCTTTTTAATTGCCATGTTCTAAATCTTAAAATGGTAAGTCTTCGTCTGTACCTTGATTTGCTTGTGGGTCGACTGGTGTAGTTGGTTGACTCATATCTGTAGACTCCTCAGTTGTGCTATACACATACTTCTTTAGATTACTATCCCATTCTGGTGTTTCACCTTTTGAGATGGCTTCTAAATATTCAACTGGTTTCTGACTATAAACATCTTTATATGTCTCTACATTTCCTAACCATTCTTTAGTTGTATTTTCATCAGTATTTAGAGGACTTGGGTCTTCTGCCATTACCATACTAACTGATGTATATGTACCATTCCCGCTTGGTGTTGGTACAGCTTTTAGAATTAATGTTAAATCTCTCCCTTCTGTAGGGTTAGTAACATCTCCTCTTTTTTGGAAGATTGGAATTAATTTATCCATAATACCGTCTCCTCTATAGTTGTGTTTGAATCTCCAAAATTTCACCCCGTCTTGTTCATTATTTCTATCAATAACTTTAACAATGTAGAATTTTCTAGAACGATATTGTCTAGCTAAATCTTTATCTTGTTGATTTCCTGTTAATCTTAATGCTTCTTCTACCTCATTTAAGGGGCTTCTTTCTCCACTATTACTACCATCAGAATTTTTACCTGGGTCCATTAATTTTTGCCATCTTCCCTGGATTTGAACTTCATGAAACCACACTTCTTTAAAAGGTGAGGTACCATCTGATGTAGGTAAAATTCTTATGTTACTTTCACCTTCTTGTTGTCCTTTAGGTAAAAATGTAGCGAAGTATTTTTTCAATCTATCTTCGTTGCTCACAAACTTTCTTTTTTCAGTACCAGTTTGTGAATTCTTTTCGTACTGTCCTAAAATTGCGTCTAAACTACTCATGTTATTATTTTTTTTAATTAATATATTAATTTTACACCTTTAATAATACAACGAAAATCCAACTAAGTAAAGAAACATATGAGTTTTCTCGTTATAAAATTATACATCTAATAGGTACGAAAAAGTAGGCATAAAAAAAAGCGAAACCGCTTTTTTTATTTAATATTTTATTTATAAGGGGACTTATTTATTAGGTTTATTCCCTAA